CGTCTTGTAGTGCAAACGTAGTTACTACACTATTTGCGTTTACAGCTGTTGCTGGAGTATAAATTATCTTTTCTACCTCTGTACTTCCGTACATTTGGTGGTATAAAGATTTAGTCCATGCTTGGTTGTAAGGAGGAGTATTCCCTGGTTGGTTGTAACCAGTTGGGTCAGTAGGCCAAGCCCCTGTAACTTCTGCAATTGTCCATTGAGTAGCTAAGGTATTAATGTTCTGGATGGCTATTTTAGGTGTAAACATAAGGCAAATTTAAGCTGTTTTTAAGTAAGTTTATAATTTTTCTGTGTCAAGTTATCTTTGTATATCTTCAAGGCTTCTATTAAACATAAAGTCAAACTTGTTTAAGTTATTCACAATAGGAACTACTTTACTCCATTTCAACAATAAATCATGATATAAGTCTGGATCTTCTTCATAAGTTAGTTTAGCTGTAGCTTTAGTTGCTTTCCAAGCATCTTGTACTAAAGAAGCAGCAGGAATAAGACTACCTGTAAACTGACTAAACGTACCATAATCTGAATACATACTTACGTCTTGGTAGTTTCTATACAAGATATTAGTCATCATAGAAACAAATTTCTTTTCAGCTTCATCGTCATCATCTAATCCTTTTAACATCATTCTGATTAACTGAGTAAGTGCATACAATCCTATACCATAAGATAGTTCTGCCATATTTCTACGTAAGTTCTCTATCTCAAAGTCACGTATAGGCATCTTCTTTAATATCTTTTCTCCTTTAGCATTAGTAGTCCACTGGTCAGTCATTAAACCTTCATAAGGATCTATGCTTTTGTTTATTACGCTAAGCATTTGCTTACCTACAACTTTAAAACTACTAGAACCTAAGTCTATATAAGTACGATAACGTCCTTTAGTTTTTCTACCTAGTACAACATCTTCTTCTTGAGACTCTCCTCCCCATCTAGCATTAATACCATCATATAACCAGGAAGCTCTAAACTGTCCAATCAGTCTACCTAAGATTTCTTTACGTCCATACTGAGGAGAGTTTTTATCTTGGTTACCAAAAACAATTATAGAAGTGTGACGTACTTTAGTTTTAAACTTATTCCAGTCTGTCTGAAGAGTCTTGTCTTTAGAATACCAGTTTTCTGCTTTTCCATTAGCTTCTTCATCCCATTTAGCATCTTGTCCCAAAGCTTCAAATAAGTTTGTAGCTACTCCATTTACTTCTACTTTAGTATTTAAGGCCATAGCTAATGCCATAGCACCTTTAGATAAGAAGTCACCATTCTTTTGCCATGCCATTGGATCAAATGTCTTCTTTAGATTACTACGTTCAAGTTCTGTAAGATTAGATTTACCAGCTTGTGTTTCTAAAAACTGATCTATTAAACCTATTCTGTCTAAGAAGTTTTTAATCTTTTGTGCTTGGTCCGAACCTTTAGCTCCTCTAATAGACCCTAAAGTTTTTACTATGTTTCCTCGCATCATTTTTAAAGCAGTTCCATACTGTTTAGAACTAAATTCTCCATTAGTAAAACCATCTTTATCAGCTCTAAAGCCCATAGAGTAGATATGTACTGCCATTAAACCATAAGTTAAGTTTGCGAATGCAGAGAAAGGACTAAAAGCTAATGCACGTAGTTGATTAATGCCCATAAGAGTATCACCTGCCTTAGATACAGCAAAATAACGCTTCTTATCCTCCATAGCTTCAAACTCTTTGTTTACTTGTGCTAACTCTTTTTCTAGTAATGCAATCTCTTCTTTTTGAAGTTCTACGTCTAGTGTTTTTAGTTTTTCTACAATCTCTTCTTTTTTATCACGTAGTGCTTCATATCTTCTTGTATCTGACTCCCACTTTAAAGGGTTCATAGTGAATATAGGTTTCTTAGAAACACCTTGTACATTAATCGCTTTCTTACGAACTAGTGCATCATTATAATAATCTACGGCATCCATTAAGTTAGTCAACTCTGGTTTTTCTTTATTATCAGAGTTCTTTCTTTTTTGAGACTCTTTATTAATCAAAGTCTTCATCGTAGTATATTGAGCTTCCATTGGCGCCATGTAGTGAAAGTGTATAGCCATGTTACCAAACATCTCAAACATCTTGAATAGATCACGTGAAGCAGTACTTTTATTTCCTTTAGTATACATCAAAGGAATAGAACCATTTCCTACTCTGTTTACTTGTTCTTCTGTAACACTGAAAGCATGGAATATTTTCTTTCCTACATTAGTGTTTTGCATCCTAGTAAGAAGTCCATAGTTTTCTTCTACATCTGCTGCATTAGTAATAGGCAAGAAGTTTTCATGTAGTTGATTTTGTACGTTAGGAGGTAAATAACTTCTAAACTCTTTAGACATATTTTTAAACGTCTCATAGATTTTAGATAATCTTTTATCTCCCATAATAACATTATACTTAGGGTCTATGTTACTACTACTAGCCTTAGGAATAAAAGCAGGTGCGTAGTATCCAGTGTGACGTAAGTTAGGATGTTCCTCTGGTTTAGCTTGTGTATCTGTAAAAAAGAATGGACTACGTTCTTGCTGATACCTAGTAAACTCTTGAGCAGCTTTATCTTTTAACGCTTCTTCTCTTCTAGTTTCAATAACAGCATCTAGTTCAGCTTTGTACTCTGCAGTTCCCACAGCATACGTAGAAGTAAAACTTTTTGTAATTGCTAGAACTAATTCTGCATCTTCACCAGGTGTAAGTTTTACGTTGTCTAAGATATGATTTTTACGTACATTCTTAGAGTCATTAAACCTTTGAATAGTAGCTTGTGTACTACGTATAGCGTCGTCTACTATTTCTTTACTACCACAGAAATCTACTAAAGCTTTATACTCTGCAGAATCCTCTCCTAGTTTTCTAGTTCCATCATAGTTAAAGAATAAGTTAGGATCTATAATCATCTGGTCTTTTTTAGTTTCCCAGAATCTATCCCAAGCTTTCTTTACTTCAGCAGGAGCGTTACTATTTCTCTTAGCATTCCAAAGAGTATCTATATGTTTGCCAAGTATTTTAGAGTTGTTAGTATACCATTGTGAGTTTAGTCTTTGCGTAAGTCCAAACATATTAGGGTCCGATGGGTCACTTTGAATAAACAAGTCCATTACTTCTTGTTGTGACTTTCCTGTAGCCTGTTGATATTCTTTCATCAAAGCTTTCAAATCTACTAAAGCGTCTCTATGTTCTAGTTGAGACTCTTGAGCCATATCAGCAGCCATCTTTACTTGGATAGCATAAGACTGTATTGCTCTGTTTAGATCTTTAGCTAATGTTAGTCCCCATTTGGTAAGAAGATTAGGGTTTTGTAAGTCATCTGTAAAGTCTTTAGTCTCTACGGTAAATCCTGCTTTAGCACTTACTTTAATTAAAGTGTGACCTGCATACTCTTGCATTTGAGGAATAAGTCCGTCTAATTGTTTACGTACATCTCCCATTTGATTATAAACTGTAGGGATTAACTTAGGAGAGTCTGGTGTGTATATATCAGTAATACCTTCCCAAAGTTTAAGAAGCGTACTAATCATACTACACTCTTCATGGGTCATTGCCTTACGATTAAGTAAAGTTCTGGCCCAGTCTAGTTGTTTAGCAGCAATGTCGTTTAAAAGTAACAAGTCTTTTTCTCTGATTACGTTTGACAAGTCTTCAGAGATTTCATCGTATATCTTTTCAGCTATACCTCTACGTTCAAACTCTTCAGGAGTATATGCGTTGATAGCAATTACTGTGTTGACTTGATCTAACTGTAGTTCCATCCTTTCACGTAGTATCTCTAACTGTCTAGCATCCGCTAAAGACTTGCTAGGAGTTACTGGTGCTATAGAATAGTGAGTACCTAAATCTACTACGTCATTTTCTATTCCATAGACTTTCTCTACAACAGCAGACTGCTCTATGGCATTATACTCAGAAGCAAAGATGTTATCCCCTAGTTCAAACTTACCATCTGCATTACGAGTTAACTCTAATTTGTCTGTACGTTTAACTATATCATAAGCTAAGGCATAAGCTTCTTTTAGTATAGACTTGTCATTAACTGTTACTCCTATACTTTCTAACATAGAAGTAAGGAAATCTAAGATGTTGTCAATAAGATTTTGATACCATGCTTTATCTCCTTCTACTGTGTTTAAAAACTTAATTACACTGCCTTCAGTTAATACTCCAGGGATAAACTCTGTTACACTAGATAAAGCATACATGATTTGAAACTCTTCATTAGTAGGTCTCATTTCTTTTTCTACTTCACGTAAACGAGCATCTCTATCAGGAGTACTCTCTTCTTTCATTATCGCTATTAGTCTGTCAGCTATAGCTCTACGTTCTTCACTAAGACCATTTCTAAAAGCACTTAATGCTTGGTAACGTAGTTTATCTAAACGTGCTGCCTTCTTAAACAAGACTTGATTGTTCTTAATTACTGTAGTATACCCTGGTTTGTTACCAAAGCCTAGTAATGATAAAACTGCTGAGCTATTAACGTGAGTAAGTTCATGAAGAAGTTTACCAGACATCTTAGCTATAGAAGACTGTCCTCTATTTGTTCCTAAAGTTATTTTGTTATTTCTAATAGAGTAAAGATTAGCGTTACCATTGTTAACTTCTAAAGACAATTGACCATAAGTATCTCCTAGTAAAGAAGCAAGTTGGTCTTCTCCACGTAAGTCCATCAAACTCATCTGATCCGCTAATACGCGTAAGTGCCCAGGTAATTCTACGTTTACACTCATTAAGTCTAAAGCATATTGAATCTCTGTAGTTCCAACTGTAGTCCCTTCTAAGTTTTTTAAGTAGTTACCGTTTCTATCATGTAACTCTTTTACTTCTCTGTTTAATCTTGCTTTTTCTTCATTAGTAGCAGTACCTGTTTGTTGCATTGAAGTATAAGCTCTGTTCTTAGGGAAGACAGACCTCATGTGAGAAGTATTTAAGTCGTACTCTGTTAAAGCGCCTTTACCTAAAGTATCTATACGTTGATACGTAAGTCCACCTACGTTAGCATACAAAGCAACACCACTAGGAAACTCTACGTGAAAGTAACTAACAGCACCATCATCTGTTTCTAATGGTTCTATTACTTTTCTATTACTATTATTTAAGTTAAAGACTTCTGGAATACTAAGACCATCATTTATCTTATAAGAAGAGATGTCTCTGTAGTTCATTTTAACTGCATCAGTAGGGTTATGCTGAAAGTACTGTCTTGTAATATTTCCTACTTTAGCTTCCATGTCTCTTAACTCTTGTGAGAACTCTTTACTAAGTAATAGAGCTGCAGGAACTTTAGAGATAAAACTATTGGGTCCATTATTAGGAGAAAGAAGTAAAGCGTAAGTAGCTATATCTTTTGCTAGTTGAGCAGTCTTCTTGTCTGTACTATTAAACATACTCATAAAAGCATTGATGTTAGCTTCTGTGTCCATCAAGACAGCTTTCCCATTTTCGTAACTAATAGTACTAGGTTCTGCAATAGACTTGCTTCCTTGTACTTTAATTCTTTCTACAAAGTAGTTACCAGGGTTTTCTTTTCTCCACTCAAATACTCTTTGTGCTAATGAAGTTTCTGTAGCTGTTCCATAAAGTAGTCTTATTCTTTCTGCATACTTATCTACTCCTAAAGAAAGAGGAGAAGAAAGTACAGCAGCTTTATACGCTCTTTGTAACTTCAATGCTTTTTCATTAGACAAAGAAGTTAAACTAGTTTTCATTTGGATAGCTATTTTACTGTTAACTTCTTGCATAGATCTCATAGGCATTAAGTCTGATTGTAAGTCTGTAGCTAATCCTATAGTTAAATTAAATAAAGTACTCTTTTCTATGTTGTCTGCTAAAAGAGTATGACCTCCTATAAAAGATCTACCTCCATTTAGTTCAAAAAGATTTGTTTTATTTTCTGCTTGACTCTGTGCGTAGATAAAGTTTTTACCTGCACCATTAGTATCTTGGTTTATTGTTTTTTGTAGTTTACCTAAGTCTTGTCCTTTCTCGTAAGCATATCTAAAAGCCTTAAAAGCTTGTAACTCTAAAGCTTTTTGTTCTGGAGTAAGTTCTTTAGTTTTTACTAAATCTTCAAGACTTTTAGAAGTAATAGGTATCATAGTTTCTTCTACTTTTTTGTAAGAAGCTTCTATCTCGTCAAAAATCTTTTCTGCATTTTTAGGGAACTCACTAATACTATCTTTAGCATTACTCATCATCTTAGCAAACTTCTTTATTGGAGCTTGTAACATTAAAGCTATTACAAAGTCTACACCTAAAGCTTCTCCTTTACTGTTTCCTAGTTGATGAAGAAATTGTATGGCAGGATACGTAGCTAAGTTAATATTTAAGTAGTCTAATAATCTGTCTTTTGCATTATCTACGGCAGCTGATTGATAAACAGTATGGTTTTCATGTTTAGACCTTCTGTTAGTAACCATCTCACCTGTCTTTTTATCTTTGTACGTGTACTCAGAATACCCTTCACCAGAAAGTCTATTAAAACTCATTCCATTAAGTACTATAACTTCAGGGACTTCATCACCTTTATCATAAGAACCTAATTTTACATTTGCTCCTTGTAAGTCTGAGTTGAAAGTTACAGCTAATGAAGTACTACCTACTAAAGTCTTTGCATCTTTTCCTGAATCAAACTGTGACATTTGTGTAAAACCACTCCAGTACCAATCTTCATTAGAATCATTAGGAAACTTTTCATTCATCAAAGTCAAGTCATTTAAGTCTAATGCTTTTGTTACTTTCTCTGCAGAAACTACAGGATCAGTTAAGATAGCCCAGTGTAAAGCTACATATTGATTTACTATAAAATCTTCAGTTTCTTCCTCTGCCATTCTTAAACCACTTAAATCCTCATTTATAGTAAGTCTGTTATCTAAAGGTTTAAAAGAGTTAATCTTTTCTGTAGACTTTACGTTGTAAGGAAACTTGTAGGTATAGATTTTATCTACGTCAAAGTCAGAACCCATCTGTCCTGTAATCATGTCTGGAACAAACATAACGTCTCCCATCCAGTCAGGAACAAAACCTACTATTTCCATAGCAAGCATAGAGTTATGACCTTGGTTTGGAATACGAGCACCTACTAAACGTAGTAATTCCTGAGGAACTCTTTCCAAATCTAACATAGTTCGACCGTTCTCATCTACTTTCACGTAGTCCTTCACTGACTGTAGTTTACCGTTTACGTGGAAGTTAAATGGCGCCAACACTTGTGCAGGTTTAACTACACCATCTTCTATTCTTTGATGCTTAAGTGGTTCAGTCCCATCGTAGCCTTCTACAAAAACTATCTCCGCTTTTTGTTCAGCAGTCAACTCATTAAACTGTTTTACGTCTTGGAAGTAACCTGTACTAGATGCCTGTACGTAACTCTTACCTGGTATTTTAGTAGTAGTCACTTTTTTAATCATTGACATAATCAAAGACTCAAACTTTTCTTGCGCATTGTGCAGTAAGAAAGGCACTACAAATTCTTGAGAGTCTACTGTGTTTCCATCAGGTAAGACTTTAGTGTCTACAAATAACTTTAGTGCTACTAAATCATTACTTGTATATCCACGTGACTTAGCTTCTTCTTCTAGTTTAGCTACAAGTAAAGCTTTGTCTAAGTCTCGACTTTCTTCATTAATACCTAAAGCTTTTAAGACTTTAGGATATTCTTTTTGAGCCATTGCAGCTCTTAGTTTTTCTTTATAACGACGAAGTTCTTTACCTTTTACAGTAGTTCCATCTATTTGAAAGTCTAAAGAGTTAATACCTTCTACTATTAACTTATTCATCTGAGACACAATCTTTACTTCTTCTTTTGCTTCATCATAAGGGATGTCTTGTTGAATTTTAAAGTTTGCTCTGTCTACTTGCTGTATAGCTGGTAATAAGTTTTCACTAGTCAATTGTGTAAAGTTTGCTAGTTTAGTAGGCTTACCCATTTTAACAGCAGACTCAAACGTAATACGTTGTACTCCTCCATTAATTGTTACTCCATCTACTGTTCTTCCTTCAGCTAATTTACGTAGGTTATCCATGTGTTTACTACGTACTGTGAACTGTGGTAATAAAGGATAAGCAGAAGACTTGATATAATCTAAGTATCTAATGTTTCCATTGTTTACACTTCTCCATCCTGCTACTACTGGTTTCATAGCCTGCATAGGTTGTAACATCTGCTTTAGTTGGTCGTCTGTAAACTTATAAAAACCATCTTTGTCTGCATTGTCTACGACACCTTTTAACTCATCAAATAAGTTACTATCTATAAGACCGTAAGCTTTCATTACAGTAAGATGCTCCATCACAGTAGTAAACTCTTGAGCATCTGTTCCATTAAAAGAAGTGATACCTCTTAACTCTTTCATGTAATCTTGCTTAAAAGTTTTTCCATCTTTTACGTCAGAGAAAACTAACTGGTTGTATTGAGTATCTTCAAACTGTCCTTTAGAACCAGGTGCAATGTCTTTAGCGGTACGTTTAGAGTACTCTTTCATTGTAGAAACTACATCTTTCTTAAAAGCTAATGCAGGATCTCCAAAGAATAACATAGACATATTCATACTGTGTACAGCGTAGTTAGCAGAGAATTCCATAACTACTTGTTCTAAAACTCTTCTTTTGTTTCCAGCAGTATCTTCTGGGTTATACCCTTCTCTTGATGCTATATCTTTACTAATACGTTTAATGACTTTTTGATCTACGTTGTTTAGTCCTATACCTAAATCTTCTACATTAGCTAAGTCTTTAGCTATTTGCTTTTTAAGATGCTCTGTAATATAAGTAGTACCGTAATCTTTTAAAAACTGTCTTAACTGTTCTTCACTTAACTTTTTAATAGTGCCGTCTTCGTTCCATAAGACTTTACCCATATCAGCATTGCCAGACTTTCCACCTATTTCAGATTTGTTGAATGGTAAGAAGTAAAAGTATTTACCACCTTCCTTAAACTGAGCGTCAGTATGTAGATTGTTTTCAGTCATTCTTTGATGCTCAAGTACTCTACTGTACTCAGCCATAAATTTCTCTTCTAGTCCTTGTATACACTTGCTAATTTCGTAACGTGGTAATCCTTGAAAAATAGGAGTTTCTGTTTTATCTGAGTGAGACAAAGACATCAAAGAGATGGTATCAGGTTGTTGATAGAATAGACCTAGAGCTGTTTGTATTTGTTCACGTAGAGACATATATTGTCTTACTACTCCTTTGTCTGTTTCATTATGATTTAGCCCACTTAAAGATGATAGTGCGAATTTGTTTCTGTTCTTAGGTACGCTAAAATAAGATAAAAAGTTTTTACACCCATTACGTGCAAGTAATGACTTCTTAGAGTTTTCTGCAAACTTCTGCCAGTTATTCTGCATTAACTGTACTTGGTCAGATAAAGAAGTGTTTAACTGATTAAGTGATATAGTCTTTCCTTCTGTACTTCTGTACGTAGAAGTGTTCATGATTGGAGTATGCATCATAGTCAACTTAGCCAACATCTTCATTGTAGTTGGTTCTGTTAATAAAGGATTGTTTAGCATCACTTTATTCATTCCTTCATCACTTAACTCTTGGTCTTCTTTAAAGATACCTTCACCTGCAGCTTTAGCAAAGAAGAAAGAGAATGGTCCACCTGGTGTACTTAATGCGTTCATTCCAAAACATCCTTTCCATGAAGTCTTCATGTAATTCTTTATATTGTCTTCACCATTAAAACTTCTAGTCATAGTTTCTATAGCACCATCAGGTAAGTCTATACCGTACTCAGCAAACATCTTTTGTAGAATACCTCCTACTATCTTACGCTTTTGACTAAAGTCTATTTTACCTGGAGTACTAAAACCTTGTTCGTCTACTAAAGGTTTAGTAGGAAATTCGTCTTCTATTAACTGTTCTAAAGTACCTTTAAAGTACTTACGAATACCACTGTTTTCAAACTCATCTTGAATAGCAGCTTTAGCTTCTGCAACTCTTTGACTTTCTGTTTCATTATAAGAAGTTAAAGCAGTTTGTTTATTACCGCCTAGTTTAGCAAAGTTTGCAGGTTTAAAACGTAGTGTCTCAAGTTTGTTGAAGAACTTAATGATGTTCCAGTGCTTTCTAGATTCTTCTATGTCTATAACAGCTTTGTTGTTTACTACCTTTACTATAGGACTAAGAGCAAACTCTTCTCTCCATTTGTCAACTAAGTCAGTCTCATTTCCACTACGTGCTAAGTCCCTAACTTTTACATCAAGTATTTTACCACCTTCATCTCCTCCAGTTTCTATTAGTTTAGTTCTAACTTCTAGACCCTTTTTGTTCTGTTGGTACATAGCCTTCATGAACTGATGTTTAATGATAAGTGGAGTCTTATCACTCATTAGTTGATGTCCTACTTTCCAAGTAGATGGGCCACCCATAGTCTTTAATAAAGTCGCTGCTTTTTCTACAGTTAGTTCAGGTTGCCCTGCTAAGACTAAAGCACATTTACTAAAGATTTCATCAAAGTTTGTCGCGTAGTAAACCGACATGCCTATAGAGTTCTTCTTTATATTAGTAGGTTTCTTAGGATTGATAATAGAGTTACCGTTCTCATCTACCATAAAGTTAAAACTTTCTTCTTCTGTAAACGTAGATAGCCACATTTTTACACGAACTGAAGTAGTGCCTCTTTGATCTTTGGTTACGTTGTCATAGTTTTCTCTATAGACTTGTCCTTCATTCAAAGCTTCTACTTCACTCTCTTCACTTTCTATATCGTCGTCAGGTGTAGTCACTGCATCTTTTTCTGTAATCTCATCTAACTTTAACTTAGCGTCATCATTTAATAAGTCTGGAGAATTTGCTGGTAAGTCTTTTAACTTATAAAACAAGTTCTGTAACTTCATAGAATTCTCTGCACTGATTACGTAACCTAGTGCTTCCATGTTATTTAGAACTAACTGTAATATACTTTTACGTTGGTCTACTCCTTTTTGGATAGTTACTTTTCCATCTTTACCTGTAACTTTACTTCCAGCTGGAAAACTAAAACTTCTAATGGCTGCTTCTAACTTATCTGCTTCTTCATTCTTACCATCTTTTCTAAATAGATTAACTTGTATCTTTAAAGAGTTTAGTGCACTACGTAAAGCAAGTTGAATAGGAGGAGTCTTAGCTGTTGACTGAGTTAACACTTTATACGTAGAGTATAGAGCCATGCCTGCTATTTCTAATTGGAAGTCTTGGCCAAACTCAGACAAGTATCCTATAGTTTTGTTGTTAGCATCTACTAAAGGTACTTCTGTTTTCATTCTTTGTTCCTTTACAGCTTCTGGATCTAACTTCAGATTACCTAGTCCCACTGTATCAGGATTTACTGAACTACGTAGAACCTCAGGACTATTGTTCATGTATGCCTCTACGTCTTTACTGAACTTTAAGTTAGTAGGAAAGGTGTCTTTCATCTCTGCCTTAATCTCTGCAACCATAGTCACATACTCTTGAGCAGTCATACCGTTAGTGTCTCTACGTAAAGCTTCTTTACTTAGTGGGTTCTTAAGAGGAAGAAGAATAGTGTCTGTAGTGTTTAAAGCAGGAAGTATCCAGTTATCTTTAATCCACTGACGCATTTCATTTACGTCGTCTACTGTTACTTCGTAGTATTTACGTGCTTGCTTGAATGGACGTGTAGGTAATGCTGGAGCTGGTATTACTTTAGTTTCTTCTGTAGTGGGAGTAGTTTGTAAGGGTGCTTTAGGGATTTTCACAAAATCAATTACTACAGAGAAGCTGTTTCTTACATCATCTAGTTTAGTTTGTATATCAGCTTTTAAACTTTCTGAAATGTCTGCACTTAAATCGTACTCATAATTCCCTACTACTTCCGTGTACAACTCAACAGTAGGCTCATTAAACAATTCTTGTGCTTTAGGTTCAAACTCTGTAAGAATAGTGGTAAACGGTACTAGGTTTCTTTTTATACTAACCACTTTAGTTGCGTAGTTTTGATTGAAGTACTCAAGTTCTTTTCCTTGTAACCCTGTGTATTGGAATGTAGCGTACTCTGAGTCTCTAGTAGCTAACCCTAAATCTACTAGTTTTAACCAGACTTTAGCTGCTTCTGGTTTAAACCCATCACTGTTGACTAGAAATTTTCCCCTTTGTTTAGCTTGTTCTCCTTTTAATATATACAAAGCTACTCCTAGTCCTTTATTTCTATACTCTTTTGGAAGTTGAATATGCTCAGGCTCTACTGTGTTTTTACCTTCTATAGGTGCAAATATAATCTTACTGGGGTCTAAAGGTTTTTCTTCATCTATAAGTTCATTAGGGTTTTCTCCTATACGTAATAACGTCTCGATGTCGTCTATGGCTTTTAATATTCGTGAGTCTACTGAGTTAGTAGTCTCCTGAGCTAGGTGGATGTCTTGAACAGTCTCTAGGTTTGGAAATAATCCTTTTACCCACTCAAACGTGGGTTCTTGACTCTCTGCATCTACTGGCATGTTAGGAGCTACTGTCTCCTTAAACTTTCCATGCAGAGTCTCAAAGTCAGTAGAATACACGTAGTTCATTATACGTGAGGTCTCCTGTTCTCCACAGGCTTGAGTTAGTGCAGTTGCTAATACAGATTTCTTTCCATTCCAAGAAGTGTAACAATTCATACTTTGTAGATTTTGACTACAAATGTAAGACTATCTTAGCACTTCTTAAAAGGATTCCAACTAATAGACTTAAAGCCTTGTGCTTTTAATGCAACTAAAGCTTCATCTACAGTCATTCCATTACGTTCAGACTGTGGTGTACTATACAATAAAGAACTTAAAGCTTCTGGTGTAACTGCTGTCCCGTTCTCTATATGCGGAGTTGCTGGTTCAAGACTTTCAAACTCATCTGCAAAAGGATTAAACGTGTCATCTATAGCTTCTGTTGCCGTTATTGGTGTAGTATTAGGAGCAAAGTCTACAAAACCTGTGTTAAACTTAATTACTGGGTTAGATGCATAAAACTTCTCACCTGTTTTAGGCTGACTACGATTAGTACTTGGAACACTTAAAGGTCTAATGTTAGTAGAAATCTTAGACATGATAAAGTTTCTATAAGTAGGATAACTTTTAGTAACCCACTCACCATTGTTATTCACGTTTAACTCTATAAAAGGGTCATCTTCTTCAAAAGAAAGTCCTTGTATATTTCCCTTCTGAATGTTGACAAGCTGAGGTCTGTTCTCCAGAAACTCTTTTAACATTTCTACTGAGTCACTATCTAGTTCTCCATTCTTGTTGATACTTAACTTCTTTACTACAGAACCTTCTTCAGTTTTCTTACAGATTTCAATAGTAAACCCATGGCCGTCTTTACTAAAATCTATAGCGTACCCTTTGTATTTTGGGTCAATTAAGAACTTAGTAATGTCTGTGGTATAAGAAAAGTACTGCGTAAATACATTACGTAGGTCTTGCAGTTTGTCTATTCGTTTACCTATAAGGTTTTCTATACGGTCTATATCTTTTTGGTTCTTTTCTGTACTTTGCGCTATTACTATCTCAAGTAATCTTTTAACAGCAGGAAAAGTATCATTGTCTAAAAGTGTATTAGGTTTTACAGTCATAGGAATCATAGTACCATTAGCTCCAGGAACTAAAGCAACTACTTGTCCTTCCATTCCTTTTCTATAGACTACAGAAGGGTCACCACCTGTCATAGAAGTCAAAGTATCAGATACTACGTGAAGTTCTAACTCACTAATAAATCTAGCAGCTGGTTCGTATTTATGAGCAAGGTTTACACGTCCTGCACCTTTAGTTTCTACAACACTGTTTAACGTAGCGCCTGTAAGATGTGCATTGATAACAGCCTCTCTAATCTTACGAAGCCTGTCCGCTTCTGCTTGTGCGTTTCCACTTATTGTTCCTCCATTACCATCAGATATTAAATCTACCACGTGGATAAATCTATCATCAGAAGTAGAACCTGGTATTTCTGCCAAGATCCATCCTACTTTATGAATGTACGTAGTGTATCCTGTTGGGTTACCTGCATCGTCTAACACTTCTACCTTAATAGGAATGTTGTCTATAGCATCTTGTCTTTCAGCTTCATCAGAAGAGTTTAATCCTCTTAAGTAATCTTCTACACTTTTTTCTCTTTCTAAGTTTAACTTATCTCCTGTATAGTCAGAAGTAGACTCAGGTTTAACAGCTAAACCATCATAGTCCATATCTACAGATATACTAAGTTTAGTACCTGGAGGTAATCCTTCTTTACGTAAAACATCTAAGTCTGTTTCTGAAGAGACTTTTCCTGTATTATTCCATACTCTATCTCCTTCTTTTACATCTCCAGGAGGAGCATCCATTACAGTAGTGTTGTAGGCTACTATATTCTGATGGGCCACAGCATTATGGGGACTGACTTGCTTAGCTCCATGCTGACGTCCTGACTCATTAGTACTAGGTATGAATTCAGCAGGCACGAATTCTACTGAGTGTACTTCTTGGTCTATGTCTAAAGTGTCTGTAGTTTCTTCTGTAGTTTCTGTTGTTGGTTCTTCTATAGGAAGTTCTTCTAATACACTTGCAGACTCTACTACTCTAAAACCTTTCTCTTCTATAGCAGCCTTAGCTATGTTAAAGTAAGGAGCTGCTTCTCTTACAGTCAATCCGTGAGAAGTAGCAAAAGGAGCAAACGTAATGTCATCATGAACTACCTCTTCCATGTGTTTAGCTGTTGCTTCTTCTACGTAGGTTGCTAAGTCATCTGCTAGTTGTACAGTTGCATCACTTCTACGTAAGTTATCAAGAGTTTCTTCAAATACAGTTTTAGTAGGAAGGACTTCTTCGGACGCAAGGGGTGGAGAGACTGGATCCATTGTAGTTTCTTCTGGAACTTCTTCTTCTGTTACTGGTTCAGCCTCAGCTTCTGGTAGTGGGTTCTTTTGGTTCTCATCTACTTCTTCAGTACTTTGTAACTCAACCATAGTTGCTTCAATTAAAGCTTGGTTTTCTTTTAAAAACTGACTAAGTTGCGTAGGTAGTGATTCTAGTGAAGCTAAGATTCTTGCACGTTGTACTTCTTTCTGTCTAAACTGTTGTAAGATTTTATTGTACAACTCTTTTCTTTCTTCAAGTAAGTTAGCTAATGCAGGATTCTTTGTAGCTTCATCAATTAAGTTGCGTAGGTTTTCTAAGTCTGCTAAGTTGTTACGCATAGTGGCAACTACTTTTCTTAACTCTTTCTCATTTTCTTTTTGCAGTCTTTCATACTGTTTACGTACTAAGTCTTCTCTAGTCTTTAAATTCTCAACCCTTCCTCTCAAAGCTTTTTGAGTTGCAAGGGTTTCTTTTTCCATTTTAGCATTCAACTCTTTGTAGTAGTTGCTAGTAATCTTCATTACAGAAGAAAGACTTTTAGCCGTAGACAATTCCTTTAAGTGCTCATCATGTCCTTTAATCATATCATCAAGTCTAGATGCTACGTTGGATAATCTACGATAATTAGCTGCTATAGGAAGTCTTTCGTTTACATCTTTATAGTAGTCTGATATAGTTTTATTAGGGTTGTTTTCTAACCACGTTGCGTAAACAGTAGAAGCTGCTAAAGTCTCTGCGTGTTTATCTAAATCCTTTTCTAAAGAAGCTTTACGTATCTTTAATCTTTTGATTCCTTTACTAATGCCTTTTGTACGCATAGGAGGAACAGGAACAGTGGCGCCAGTTTCTGTAAGTACTTCATCTACATCTTCTTCTTTTGCTTTTATGTCTTCTAGTATACCAAGTTTTCTTTCTACTTCTGCTAGAGATGTAGTAAGTTCATGATTACGTTTAAGCATGTTTTGCTCTTCATCTAAGTTGTTAGCAATGCCACTATCAAAAGCATTCATTTCTTTTAACTCTTTATCTACTAACTTCTTTCTTTCTTCTAATAAGTACTTCTGTGCTTTCTTATGGAAGACCCATTGCTTAAGAGGCATCTCTGCGCCTTCTACATGTTTGTCACCGATAGTTTCGTAATCAAACTCATTTTGCTCATAGATTTTTTGAATAGCATCTAAGTCTTTCATAGCTTTCTCTGCTTTCTCCTTGTACGTAGTATCACCTACTTTTGTAGCAAAGCCAAGTCTAGTGGCTGCTGTATGTCCTTGTGCTTTACTACGTGCATCCTGTAATACCGCTAAGTTCTGTGCTAGTTGAGTCTTTTCATCTGCGTCTTGAGAAGCGGCTATTTGTGTTTGTGTAGCTGCTATCTTTTCATCTAATTCTTCTGTATCTACTTTAGTGTTGTCTATGTTAGCAATAGACTGAAAAGTGTTCTTAAGACTATCTCCCATACCAAGAGCCACAGAGTTACGAACACTAAGATTAAGCATTTCGTCTCTAAGAAGTTGAGCTTCTTCTGGTCTACCATTCTTAATGGCATCCTCCATCTTCTTTGTAGTGTTGTAATAGTATTCTGCATCATTTTGTACTCTTCCTTTAATAGCGTCAAAAAAGTCTACTCCTTGTATTCTAGCCATTTCTTTTTTAGACACTCTACCATTGATAGGTATGATTCCAAGTATCTTACTTGAGTGATATTCTTTAGCAGCATCTTCTGGATTAGTTACTGGTTTTCCCTCTGCATCTACTAAGTTGTTTTCTCCATCTACTCTACTTTGCTTTTCTACTTTAAATAGTGGAATGTTCTGTGTAATGCTTTGTTGTCCAGGGCCTGCTATAGCTCCTAAGATAAAGTTGAATGCACCCTCATCATCATTTACTCTATTGATGTAGTTTTTTAATTGCCCAAACTGTCCTAAGAAACTGTAAGTATTTCCTTTCTTTCCCTCTTCTATACCTGTACGTTCAGCAAACTGATTAGTTAATTCTTCAAGACCTTCTGCTCCCATTTCTCTTAACGTAGAAAGTGAAAGTAATCCTTCTTTTTTTCCTAACTCTTTAGCGTATTTACTACCAGTTTCTCCCGCTAATCTTTCCATATACTTAGCTAATCCTTTTTCACCTAAAGCAGCTTCTGCACTTGACATACCAAGTACTCTTCTAGCCACTTCTACAGTTTCATCTACATCGTGTCTAAAGAACTGAGAAACTCCTCCCATCATGTTTAGACCTGTATTGATTACAGTGTTAAGTTGTACTGTAGTCTGAGCTGATTCACCTGCTATTCTACGTGCCTCTGCATCTGCTTCTTCTTCAGAATAACCTTCAGCTTGTAATTTAATAAATTGGTGTTGGTATACTTCATCGTAAACATGTTTACCTGACATAGCACCTTCTGTGTATGCCATCATACCAGCAGTCATCCACTGTTCTCCTGCTCTAGCTAATTTCATGCCTCCTTGAAGTGCACTTCTACCAGTTTTAGCTATTCCAGTAACTTTCCCTACTTCTGCTAAACCTCTAGTAGCTATTTTTCCTAAAGTCATTCCTTTTCCTGCTATAGATCCTACTTTGCCTATTTCTCCTAGTACTTTAGCAAATCCTGCACCATCTAAAGCAAAAGCAGCCATTGTAGTTATTAACCCTTCTCCAGTCTCTAATACAGAACTTAAATCTGTAAAGTCAAAAAGTTTATCTGATTTTCTATACAAAGGAAAGTTAGCATCTAACCAAGAGTTAGCATCATCCATAGCATTAGTTAAACCATTTTGATAATCATTAGCTGAATCGAACAACTCAGGAATATAACCTACACTTTGCACAAGGTTAGTACCTATTTTAAGAAAAGTACGAGGTACAAAATTTCTCCACTTTTCTAATGCCGATTGCTGTTCTCCTAGTATATGTTCTAAGTTTCCTTGTGCTGGAGAATAACTAGCTCCAGAATATTTAGGAAGTGCTTCTAAATTTAAGTCTACAGCTGGATTACTTTTAAACGTGGAAGGTATAGAAGGAAGATAAAAAGAATTTGGGTCTTGTTTTCCTACTTTTTGTGCTTCTGGTTTTTCTGTTCCCCATCCTACTCCATCATACTCGTTGTTTAAATCTTCTAATGCCATCCTAATTATTTGTGTAGTTTAAAAATGTTTCCCAATCTGTTTTGCTACTATTAAGTTTTTTAGTTACTCCATTAGGTATAATAGTACCGTCTTCTTTATGTACGCTAAAAGTATTACCGTCCTTGTGAATGTTTACAACTATTTTTGTAGGTTTTCCATTAAGAGTAATCATTAAAGGTTCTCCATTTCTATTAGTAGTTATTCTTTTTCCTGCTATAAATGGTAACTCACTTCCTACGTCTCCTCTTTGAGCTGTTTTTTGTAAGTCTATTACTCCTGTTATGTCATCAGCATTAGACATTAAATAAGGTAACATTTTTTGCATGTTAGGTACTTTTATATAAACAGTTCTATTAAATTCTTTAGTCTTAGCATCATACAAATTTAACTGTGTAAGATTACGTCCTGGTATAATGTTTACTTCTTTATCGTTAATAGTAAGACCTTCATCCTTCATCAAATCTAGTAAATTACCTTCTTGTGCTCCTCCTATGTTGTTTAAGTATGCAAAGTTTCCAGGTGAAGAAAGAATAGCAGATTTAAACTTCTTGTGATTAGGAGTAACATCATCTAAAGCTGCAGTAGGTGTAGTCATCTTCATATTTTTAAAAGATTCTTTAGCTCCTGGAGTTTCTCCAAAGTGTAAAGAATTTAACTTGTCCCTATAATTAAGACCTCTACCAGTTGAATATATTTGTCCTTCAGATTCAAGCCAGTTAAATAACTCTGGGTTTTTAGCTTTAGTTACTACATAGTCTTTTCCATTAGCTTTTACTTTGAATCCTACCCAAGTTCCGCCACTAGTAAATAACTGACCTAGAACAGAAGTTGGTGCATTTTCTACTATTGGCTCTAACTCTCTTCCATTAACTAAAGAGTTTAGTATAGCTTCTTTAACTCCTGGTGCATAAGTTAATTTAGGTAAACTTTTTTCATACTCTTGTCTAGCTTTTCCTTGAATAGTTCTATAATCTTCTCCATAAGCTTTTTTAGCTACTGGATCTAATGAAGACTGTAAGAAAGTTTTATAATAAGAAAGTTCATTTTGTGCAGCGGCTACTGCTCCAGAATACTTTTCAACATCAGCTTTAGCTTTTTCAACTTGTTCTTTAGAGTACTTTGTAGGATTACTAAGAATGTTATTAGCTATCTTAAGTTGGTAGTTACTCATTTCTAGTTCTTTTTCAAGTGGTTCAATTCCTTTAGATTGCATATCAGACAAGGATTCAAAAGGTGCACTTAAAAGTGCTACGTTACCTACTAAAGCAGGTAATGCATTATTTTCTTCTGCTTTTGCGGCTTTAGCTCTTTCTTCTTTTTTCTTTTCAAATACTTCAGCTAGAGTTGCTAATTGATATGGACTAGGTTCAGTCTTTATTTCCTTAGTTATACTAGAAATTTGTTTAGTAGCAGCGTAGTTAAATATATCACCGTAAAGAGTATTATAGACATCTTTAGTTGTTAGTTGTTGTAAAGCATTAGTTGGAGTTATTTCTCCTTTTAAGACTTTATCTTTTAATAACTGTTCTGAAGCTATTTCATCTTCGTTAACTCCTGTAGGAACAAATTTGTTTTGGAAGAAGTCATAAGCAGCTTTATCATCTACGCCATTAGTGTTGGCAAAAGTTTGTAGTCTAGACTGTTTGTCCAAATATTGAAAAAGTTTAGTACCTGGAGTTTTAGCAGCTGAATCAAAAGCTTGTCTAATTTTATCTACTCCTATAGTTTCATAAATACTACCGTTTTTATATTTTTCATATAAAGTCCCTATATCTTCAGTTACACCATACTTATCAGGACCTAACATAGATAATACTTCACGTGTAGCCTCATCAGGATCAGGTAAGTCTCCCCAGTTCTCACCACTTTTAAAGCCACCTACTTTTCTTCCCATCTCATCAAACTGTAATGGTTTAGAACCAGCTAAAGCTTTAGCTTTCATATCATTCTTTTGAGACTCTGTCCAACCTTTATACTTATCTATTTCATCATAGTACGTAGCTTCTTGTTTAGCATCATTAGCTATAGCTCCTAGTTTACTATGTACGTTTCTTCCTAAAGACATTAAAGGACGAGTGTAGTGTTCATAGTCTCCTTTCTTAGCTATTTCATCTAACTTTTGTGTAGTCTCCATAGCTATCTTGTCTAACTCTGGTTTACCCATTGTCCCTGCTGGAGCTTGAGCAATCAAGTCTCTAGTAGTTGCATCTATCTGCACACCTACTTCAAACTTCTTGTCAAGTTCTTCACGTAGTCCTTTAATATCAGCGGCCATACCTGGGATGTACTTTGGTATGGCATTCTCACTTGTGTTTACTAGTCTAAAATTATCTGATGCTGCCATTATATTATCGGTTTTAAGTTCATACGTTTAATCATTCTTCCTGCTGTGTAACCTCCCCACTTCTTTTCAGTTAACTCTCCAGGTTTCTTAGCTTTTAGTTTGTCTAAAAAAGTTTCTGAAAAAGTTTTTGAATTTTTTTCAGCTTTCTTAAGTTCTTCATCTAGAATAGATCTTTTTAAAGTCCCATACTCATCTTTACCAAACTCTAACTGAGCTTTAAAGTTTTCCATGTTGTACGCATTCTTCTGGTCTTGCATTCCCATATACTTACCAACTGCATTAGCTATGTTTTCACTTCGTGCACTTGTCAAAGCATTCTTTCTAGCAGCTTGCTCAGCATTAAAAGCTGCTAGTCTGTCTGCATTAGAACTATTTACTTGTCTGTTAATAGTAGCTTCTTGATTAGCGATTCCTATGTTAGTGTTACGTTCATTCTGGTTGATAGATGACAACTGATTTACACTTTGTCCTAATGCCCCTAGTTTCATTAAACCTGCAGTTTGTGCATCCATAGAGTTATCTAAACTTCTAAAAGTTGTGTTCATTCCTCTACGTACTTCATTACGGTCACTATCCATATTCTGTCTTTCAAGTTGTATTTGATTTTCGTAGATAGGAGAAGGCACTGCTGCTGGTTGTCTAAAAGAGTTTAGTATATTAGACAAGTAAGGAACTCCAGAAGTTCTATAAGGCGGAAGTTGTGGAGTTTGTTTAGTTGCTACTGTTGGTGTTGTAGGAGTGGTAGGATTTACTACTGTATCTCCAAAAGGAGTTTGAGGAGAATACCTATCATCTTTAACTATTGTTTGTGGTTTTACTCCATACATCTCATTTCCACTCATAATAGGTTGTTGAGGTATAGGAGTATTAAAAGTTTTAGCAGGTTCAGGCAATCTTAAAGACTGATCTTGCATAGGTTTAACAGGAGGTGCAACTGGTTTAGGAGTTGGTGGAACTGTTCCAGTTACAGAGGGTCCAAGTATTCCGTTTACAGATTGTCTAGTGAATTCAGGTAAGCCTTGTTTATTTACTGGAGTACCTACACTAGGTGGTGTAGGTAAAGACCTTGTTGTTTGTGGTGTAGTAGTTTGTGCTGTAGTTGTAGCTCTTGGTCTAGTTACACCTCTGCTTCTAGCCATTTCTCTATACTTTTCAAAAGTAGTACCCTTTCCTTTTTCATTCCCATCTTCCCAATTTTTTAAAGTTCCAGATTTTAAAGCAGCTTGAAAACTTTCACTATCACCCGCTTGGTGATATACTCCAAATCTTTCTTCTTTAGTAAAGTCTGGAAGTTGTTTAGAAACTTCTTTTCCATAAAGTTTTTCCATTCTATTATACTCAGGTACCTGGTATTGTTCAAAGAATTTGTCTTGTATACGTTCATCATTTACGTAAAGTTTATTAGCTTCTTCTAAAGTTTTAGCTTTAGTTATTTTCATTAAAGCTTTAGCATACGTTGGACTTGTTTCAAATCCTGTTTGATACTTACCTATGTATTTAGCATTAGGGTTTATAGCTCTTGGGTCTTCCCCAAAGCTAGACTCTACTGAAGATATATATTTTTTAAGCCACTCTTTATCTATAGAAGGGACTGTTACTTTTCTTTGTGGTACTTTTTTCTTTGCCATTACGCTAGATTTAATTGTTTACGTACTTGTTCTTGTTGTGCTTTAAGCATTTCTACTTTTCCTTGGAGTAAACGTAGTGCATTCACTCTATCAGGAGTCATAGGTTTCTTTTCTATCTTACCCATAGCTCTTGCTAATGGTCTATGTAAGTCTGCAAAACCTAGTTTCTTAGAGAAGACATAACTACCCTCTGTAGTTTCTCCTGCTTCTACTTCAGCTCCTAAGTCTGGAAGTGCTTCTCCTCCTTCTGCATGAGACCTACCTTTTACTTCTGTAGCATTCTCAGACATAGGTTTCATGTTAGAATTCTGTCTGTTCATCATAGCAGCTGCTAAAGGTCTCTTCATTAATCCTCCATCAGCGTACATAGCTGTATTATCTACGCCTACGTTGTTGTTGAAGTTTAAAGTTGAAGCTGCTCTATCTTGATAAGCTGCTTGGTCTTTAGCTACTTGCTTAGCCTTATCCCTTTCTCTTTTCTTAGCCATTACTACTCCTGCAACTCCTCCTACAACTGCGCCAACTACTGCTCCAGCTGGACCAAGTTTTGCTCCCATAGAAGCTCCTTGCAATGCACTACTAATTCCCATTTTCCCTCTGTCTGTTGCATCATATCTACCATACTGTCCAGCATCACTAAGTGGCATTACACTAGAAGCAAGAGAAGCAGCCATTCCTAAACCATCACTTAGTTGACCATTAGTAGTGTCTTTAAAAAGATTGTTCTTATCTTTTTGTTCACCATTGTCTTCACCACTATTTTGTGCAAATCCATTAATGTTATCTCTAAAGTCTTTTTCTTCTTCTCCTTCTGTATCTCCTCCAATACCAAACTTTACGTTACCAGCACTTACGCCATACACATCTACGCCCATACTCTTTTTATTAGAAACTGGTGGAGCCTTAGGAGCTAACCAGTTTCTTTCGTCGTTTATGATACCTAGGTTTCTCACGTAGCCTCCCAACTCTCTTTTATTCATTCCTGTTGCTACTTTGTAACCTGTGTCACTAAACATATCTGCAACTCTGTTAGAAGGCATAGGCATTACGTTTCCTGCATTCCTAGCTCCTTCAAACCCATTGTACTTTAGTCCACTAGGAGTCATGTTAATCGTTGGGTACACTACAGGATTACCTCCAGTCTTATCTAGATCGTAAGCCATATAGTGTGTAGATCTTTGTGAGTTTGGTAGATTCTGTAGTCTAGGTTCTCCCATAGTGTTTGATTGTAAAGAAGGCTGGTTAGGATCCATAGCTCTCTGCATAGCTTCTCTACTTCTATTACGAAAAGCTAGTACTTTAGAAATAGCTGCGTCTGAAGGGTCTAGTGCTCCTCCGTCTTCACACTTACGAAGTCCACCTCCGTTTTTATATTTTCTCATTGTATAGTCGTTTATGTTTGTATTTTTTAGTGAAGTAACTTTTCCACCATACTCTAGTTTAACTGGTTTAGTGTAAGGAATTAAGGTATCTCTTTCAGGTAATATATAAACTTTACTATTATCTTTTAACGTAGAAAATCCACAACTTGTTCCATCAAGATTAATACAACCATTACTCATGTTACGTGAAGTCTTGTTAGTAGTATCTTTTAAAGCTGCTATTCTGTTCATGTATCCAGTTCCATGTATAGCTTTACTACTTTCTTTTCCTTCTTCATCTGTAAGTGTTAAAAGTTGTCCTGTTGGTCCGTAACTTTCTATTCTATGGTTCTTAGCTTCTTGCCATGCATCTTTGTCTATTATCTTCTTTATTTTGTTTTTTAACCCTATAGGTTCAGTATAGTTAGTTATTAACTTTGTAGAGAATACTCCTGCAGGTGTAATCTTTTGTTTAATTTGGTCTAAGTAATCGTAATAATCTTTGTACTTATCTTTTAAGTCACTCTTATAATATTCTTGTTGACTTGGTGCTGTAGTTACATCTCCTGAATCTACTCCAGTAATAATAGGTTCATTCTTTATACGTTTTCCATTTCTGTCTACGTAAACAATGTTATTACTGTTCTTATCTATTACTGCGTAGTTAAGTGTATCATTCTTACTCTTATTAGCTTGTACGTATTTGATTTGTGCGTCAATCAAAGAGTCTCTTCTTTTAACTTGCGGTTTAGTACTAATCCTCATAGGAGAAGGTGGGGGTGTAGTCAATCTAGGAGCTGCTTGTCTTACACTATTTGCATCTACTGCTGTAACCGTGTATGGAGTAGGAGGTATTACGACTTTTTTATTTATAGGTCCACCGTTTCCAAACTTCTGCTCTCCTTTAGTATTTGGTTGATACTCTTGATTCTGAACTTTCTTTTGTAACTCATCTCTAAGACTATCACTGTATAACTGTTGATTTTTATACATCTCTGTACTGTCACTATAGTCTTTAGCCTTTTTAAAAGAGTATACAGCTTCTGCCGCATCAATACCTCTACCTAAAGGAAGCATCTTTTTAACAACAGAAGGTTTACTAAATATGTCTGAAGCAGGTATAGTCTTAGTTCCAAAAGGTATTTTTAAATAACCTGATAAAGCATCTACAGGAACTTGTGCGTACTCTTTTCTATTTAAGTCATTAACAATATCTAGTGCTGCTAAACTTGTTCCTAATACAGGAGGTCCAACAGCTTGAAGAGTATTAGATAAACCATTTTCAAAGTACTCATTAGCTTTTCTACCGTAGTTTAAAACTTTTTCAGAGTATCCTTTTTTTCTTAAAGCATCTGTATTCTTTTTAGCAATAGCTTCTGGTGTATTAGAAGCTGTAACTGAAGGTTTTAGATTAATGTCATAGTTAGGTAACTGTAGTTTTCTTTTAACTGTAGGCGTAGAGGGATAAGTCGCTTGTCCACGATTATCTACTTGCGTAACTGTGTAAGAAGGATTAGCTACTATAGGTTTCTTTAATCTTGTTTTACTTTTAGCCATGTTATCTATTTGCTTTTTTAGCATCCCCTGATACTTCGTGTAAAATTAGTTGTTTTTGCTGAGAATTATCGAACTCTAATCTAACAATTGCGTACTTGTCTTGTATAAACTCTTTTTCATACCAGTCTTTAGCTCCTACTGCTGTAATGTCTAAAGCGTAGTTATCAAAAAGGTCTTTCAAGAATGTTATTCCTTTCTCCTTAACCACATCTCTAAAGTCATTAAAACTCCACACTCCCTGAGTTTGTCTATTACGTTGATACTGCAAGTCTGCAAACTCCTGTACAGTATTTAAAGGAATACGTCCTGTGTGCTGTGTACTATTCCAGATAGAGATATGAGTCAACGTATTCCACTCAGCCTCTTTACTAGAGTAGTCTGGAGTATCAGTCTTTACTGTAGTAACCCAGTTTAAAGCGTAAAGCATAAACTCTGTATCTGATTTGAATACTACGTCTATGAAGAAAGGCTTTGTTTCTGGCTCAGCAGTAAAACTTTGGTTGTGGTATTGACCGTACTTACCTGCGTTATGTTCGTAGTGATACACTAGTCCATCTTGTTTTAAGTTAAACAACTTATCTCTAGTATGGAAATAAAAGTCAGGAATAAAGTCGTGGAAGAATACCCACTCATTACTCTGTGGTGCGTAAGAAATAGTAAAAGATTTATCCTTTAAGTCTACGACATCTTCAAACAGAAGACAGAACGTGCCTTTAGAGGTTACTACTTTTTTAAGGTATTTGCAACTATAGTCCCAAGTAGTAGCTGAAGGGTTAAAGTTATATGCTGAAAGTTGTGTACATCCGTTCATGTCTAAATTGGTTTATAGCCTAGTAAAAGTATTCCGTGATCATCGCCTGCACTTGCAAATCCTCCTGGCAGTTGTTGCGCTGATAGTTTAGTATATGGAGTTGTGCCTAGTATTCCGTTTCCATAGAACCATCCTTTATTTTGAAGTGTCCATCTATAGTAACTTACTATAGGTTGTCCATTCTTATTTATTCCAGAATAAACAGTATTAGGGTCTGGAGTAAAAGCTGTTATATTATGATCAGTTAAAGTTGCTATAGAATTATATGGGGCAGGTACGTCTGTTAAAGGATTAGTAACAGTTAGAATATTAGAAGTATTACTGGCTTGAGTAGCTAATCCTTCTACTCCATATTGTCCTGTCATACTATAACCTGCGTCTCCTGGGAATAATACTGTTCCTACTACTCCTGATGTTATAGGGTCTGTCTCACAACTAGCAATAGAAGAACTACAAGTTCTAGCTACAAAACTAATATTTCCTATTTGCATTCCAAACTCTACTTCTATAGTAGCATTGTTTCCTGGAAGGTTTGCGTAAATATGTTGTAATCTAGGTAATGGACCAAACCCACTAGAAATAACAGACCAAGGACCTCCATTAGTTCTAACTCTATATAAAGCAGGCATTTCTCTTGTTATAACGTAGGTGTCTATTCTTTCACCTGGAGTAGGAACACTCACCACTGTTGCTTCACTTACGTTTAAACTAAACTGAATTATAGAAGGGTTAGAGTACACTTGTTGGTCTGTTCCTGGTTCACAAACTCTTTGTACTTCTAACTCGTAGTAAGCTTGTTCAGTAAGATGAAAGTCTAAAAAACTTCCAGTAGTAACTCCACTTATAAGAACTCCGTTTATAGTAACAGGTACTCTAGTTAGTGTACCCCCTAAGTTTTCTAACTTCCATAAAGTGTACACAAAAGTATTAAAAGCAGCAGAAGTCCAAGCGACATGGTAGTCATTAGGACCAATCCAAGAACCTGTTAAAGATAAAACTGGATTACAAGTAATTGCATTAGGCTCACACTGATCAGGAGAGTTTGTTGGATTTAGTCCTTTGTACTTTAAATACTTTCCATCCATAAAGACTATATCTTCAGGATAAACAAACTGTCCATTACCCACTACTAAAGAATTACTTACGGGTTGTCCGTTTAGAATAAGAGTTTGTACAGACGTAATAGAATCTGAAGAAAACGGTATACCTCTTATAGGACTAGTAGGTTCTAAGTTCTTTACAGAAACAAATAGTCTTTTATAGAACTGATCCCAGCCTATAGTTATAGAGTTATTACTGTTAAAAGAATTTGCTCCTCTTACTTTTAAGTACTCGTTTAAGAACCTACCAATATCTCCGTTAATAGCAGATAGTTTCTTGTCACTGAATATGTACATCTCTCCTACTTTAGCATCAGGGAAAACGTAGCCAATTGGAGTGTTTACACAGCATAAGTCGCTTTGAGTTCCTCCGTATCCTAGATTAGACTGTATTGCTTCTTGTGGTTCAAACTGGAAGATGTCTCCAGATCCTAAAGTTACTCCTAGTAACCCTGTTTCTAACTTTACTTTATCACGTGTAAGGAATAAAGCGTGAAGATGATGTATAAGTAAACTGTCTGAGATAGCAGATAAGTTGACGATTGGTCCTCTATCTTTTTGGCAGTCATAGTAGTCTGCAGCTAAGAAAGTTCTCCAACTACGTGTGTTCTGTCTAGACAACTTACCACCTCTAGCTATCCTATGAGGAAACTCTGTAATGTATTCACGTAAAGGACTATATATGTCCTGAGCAACTAAGTCATTGATTCCCTCTGCACCTTTGTAGTATCCAAACTTATTAGGGTCTAAAGTAGCATCCCAGAATGCAGGATAACTACCAGGGAACGTAGGAGATGAAGAAGTTTCTATTTGACTTTTAGGATAGAACTTTCCTTGAGGTGTATTCTGTTCAAACAGTGACCAAGTGTTTACTACGGACTCACATAAAAGTCTGTAAACAAATCTTTCTGTTTTCATGTACGGATAAGAAGTAGGTCTGTCTGCTCCAGAACCATCATCTGTAGGTACGTCATAATCTTGTTTTACTCCGTGAGTATGAAATGTGTACGGCCCTAAGAAACAATCTCCGCCAAAGAATGCATCTGTGTTACCTATATACTTGTGTCCACCTGCAGATACTAAGTTTTGATTGTAGTATTCTTTATACATATCGTCTTTAACTTCACATAGTTCAGTAAAGCTAAGTTGATTAGTAGTAAGATTAGGTATAGTAGTACCAGACCCAACTGTAGTAGCTACAAGAGAAGGAGGAGTAGTCCCTAAAAGATTTCCTATTAAAGCTTCTTCTATGTATACGTTATTTGTCTCTGTCGTAATACTATGGTTCTTTATCCATTTAGCTTTGTCTACTCCTGATATTTTATAAGCTGAAGGAAATAACGTAGCGGTAGTAATAGACTTAGTGCAGTCTACCATATACACGTTACAAGGTTTTCCACTTGCCACTGTTCCTGGATTAGAAAAAGTCCATTTAACATACTTCTGTTCTACTTTACCGTTTAAGTTTAACTCACGTGCTATGAAGTTAGGTTCTATAGTAGGATGAAAGATATTTAAGTCTGGACTAAGAAACCTGAACTTGTTCCAAGTAATCTGCCAGTCATTTACGCCACTACCTGTTCTAGTAATGTTACATCCTGTAGAGAAAGTCCTAAGTGGGTCTTTAACTGTATTAGTAGCTCCTTGGATTAATACGCTTTGTGCGTACACTGACATATTAGAGATAGTTCTCTTAGCATAGAAAAGCTCGTAACCTATAATGTCTCCTTGATACTTTAATGGTATCTGTATGTTTGTTAGTCTAATACCTAGTACATCTAACTTAGAAGTACCGTAAGAAGTTTCACTACTATAAAGATTTTCTTTACACCAACCTATAGAAGGCATTTTATGATGTCTTACTTTCTTACCTCTTAAGTCTAGACCTCCTAAGGCAACACTATTAAAGTTAGGAGTGTTAGGATAAGTCTCGTTTTGGTTTTCATGCACACCTAATCTTCCTATTTTGTTTGTACTACTAAACGTAGTAATAGTATCTTCTACTTGGAACTTAGGTCTAGTTACTCCTCCTGTAGTTCCTACAGTTGATGTAAGATAGTTTGCAGCAGTTGCTGGTACTCCTGGTATTGTGAAAGCTATAGTCTTAGTACCGTTAGCACGCAGATACTTTACGTATAATGCATAAACTTCTCTATGCTTAAAAGTTTTCTTAGCGCCACTAGATAACTCTTCTTGGTCAGAAATATCTTTTAACTCACTAGTCCATTCAGGAATAATCAAGTTAGCATACTGTTGCATATCTAAAAGGTCGTCTTCTCTAGTAAGATTACCTATGTAAAGAGCATCATTTAGTTGCGTCATAGTACCTACTTTATTGTAGCGTACTTGTCCTACTAAAACTTCTGTAATGTCTATACTATCTCCATCAGGACTATCCGATACTATACTCATACTACTGCCTCCTATTAACTGTTTAGGAAGTACATAACATGCAGTTACTCCTTTAGTCTTAGCAATCACTACTAACTCTAAGTACTGATAACTAGTGTCTACGTTCTCTAGTTTAAAGTTTAAACCTGCTACGTCTTCAGTATTAATAATACAACCTCCGTAAACAGAAGAGTACGGTGTACTAGTACCGTCTTTTTTGTAGTAACGTAAAGCAGTATAGTATGAACCTTCTTTGTAGTATCCAGCTGCTGAGGAAGTCATGGTTATTGTAGGAAGGATAAAGTTTGGAAATAAACTCCAACTACCCAGTTTAGTAGTGTCAGGATTAGACAAGTTTAAGAACTTAGGAAAAGTTCTTTTATCTGTAAAAGCTACTATTAGTTCATTCTTGTAGTTTCGTTGTACTTCTCCAGTAATATAGTATTCTATGTTAAACCCTAAAAAGTAACCTACGTTAATATCATTCCAAGAAAACTCTATTATGTTAGAAGTTAAATCTACTAGTTGAACAGCAGAGTTAATATTATTTGTAGAGAATACTACTACTTTACCAGAGTCTGCTTCTAAAAGTCCATTAATTCTCCAGCCACTTGGGCATAAAGACTGTAGTCTTTTAAACCCTGGCTCATTAACTATAGTACCTTTTAAGTCATACTGAATACCGTTCTTGCCAAAACGATAGTGCCCTTCTTCTGTCTCTAATGGAGTAGAGTCTAAACTTATTCCTTTTATAGGTTTCATACTACAAAGGTAAGTTATTCTATAATACAGCCAACTGGAAATGCATACCGTCTTTTACACTAGTCCAATTTCCTCCCCACTCTAATCCTTCGGTAGTAAAACACTTTACAAACTTAGCAGAAAGTTTAGGAATTTTACCTAAACCATTCTCAGCAGCATTTACGTCAATAGCTATAGCCCAGCTATGAAGGCTCATAGAACTGTTAGTCATCTTTTTACGTATCATGAAACAACCGTCCCAAGTCTTTAACTCTTTGGCTAATCCTGCCGTTATAAGATTACGTAGTGATGCTTCAAGTTTATCTTTTAAGTCTTTGTTTACAAAGATTCTTTTAGGAAAACCTATAGTTCCTACAGCTGAAAAACGTACATGACTTAATGCGGCTTGTATGTCTGCTGGGACTTCCCAAGTTACAAACCATTTGTTCTGTGTTGCTAGTAAGTTTGGGTCTCCGTACTTAGCGAAGCATTGTCTTGATGTTATCATAAGTTTGCATTTTAAAAAGTATATAAAGTATTATAGCCAAAGCTGTAATGATGAGTATGCGTAAATAGTTAAAAGACCTTTGCTTGTACAGTTTTCTTTCAACTTCTAATTGAGTGTTTTTCTCTTTAAGGACAACGATAGAGTCTATAAACATGTTTACTTTTCTAGTATCCTCATAGTAGTTGAATGTTTTATTGACTACTGTGTCTACTCTAATAATAGAAGGAGGACATTTAGCTCTAACTATGTAAGGGACTTTTACTGTGTCTAATAATGAAGGAGGACATTCAACATCTATGTAGTTTTCTACTGTGTCTGTCTTCCCAGGTAGAAACTTCTCCACGTAGGCAATTGAGTCTTTTGTAGGATAGTAAGACAAGCATGCTTTAGCTACTACACTAGGATAGGAAGTCTGTGCTTTAACTATGTCTTTAGTTGCTTTCTTACTAGTGTAACATGAAGTTAGACTAAGTATTATTAGAAGGATCGGTAAGTGTTTCATCATTCTCAGTTTGGTTATTTTGCAAATCTACGGACTTTGTTTCGTTATTATCTACATCTATTCCCGTAAACTTTTGGATTCCTTTGTTAAATATTGCAGGATAAGTCTTTTCTATGTATCTCATAATACTCTCAGCTAGAAACGCAGATGCCATTACTATAGGTATACGTGGTAACGTAGACTTATAGAATAGAAGTAAGTAGTTAGTCATAAACCCTACAGCTAAAGCTAAGAATACTATTATAGTTATGTCAGACTTAGACACAATCTCTTTATCCCTTACGCGTAAGGCTACACGTACACCACTTCCTAATACTACTGCACATAAGAATAGTGCTCCTTCCATAATTAAACCTTTTGGGTTATTTATGTCAGGCTGTATTAGTATCTGTAGTATACAGATTAAAATAAGGGTAGGATTGCTTATCATTACCTTATACAGATTATTTTGATTTTACAGTCTTCTTCCGTAACAAATTGGTGAACTTGCTTTCTGTCTATCTTTATCATATCACCACTTTTTAGAGTACGAGTAATTCCTCCTTTATACTTTAACTTTAGTATTCCTTGGTTAATCAGTATTATAGTGTCAAAAGTATTGTAGTGCATCTGTCTAAACGTAGGGTGATTAACTATTAGAGTGAATATGATAGTGGTTTCTGAAGCATCTTTCTGTAGAGGGATTACGTTTTTATAGCTTTCTACATCAACAAGTCTATTGTAAACTAAGTCTCCCCAAGTAATCCTGTAGTACTTTCTATACACGAATTTGTGAAAGACATCTACATTGTAGTAGTCTAGGATCTTCTGTCCTCCTACTAATATTGTGGTTAAAAACAAAAGGCTGTAAAAGACTGGCATTTCTACGAACTCACGTTGCAGAATGTCAAATCTGTTTACAGCAAAGAATAAACTTAAAAGATAAGTTATATATCCGTATTTTTCTATAGATCCTAGTTGTTTAATACTAGCAAAAGCTATCAAAGCAGTTACTAGTATAGTACATAGACTAGCGTACATAAGTAGGTCGACTGTATTGGTATACTCCATTTTAGTTAGTGATTCTTTTTGGCTAACAAAGATAGGAAGTAAACCGAAAAAGCTTGCTATAAGTGCTGTACAGTTTTCTTAATCAACGTAGTATTAAAACCTAAAGTCCTAGTACTCTTTTATCTTCTTCAGATAATAAAGACAGTGCTCTAACTCGGATTAACTCGTTTATATCTAATTCATCTTTTTGGTAAAGCTCTTTAGTATAGTAATCCGTATTTTCACCAACTTCTAGTTTATTATCCAAATATGCCTTATAAGATATAGCGTTGTCATAATCTACGAATGACTTTTCTGTATCATCATTGTAAACTTTTAAAAACTGGTTAGTTGTAGTGTCTATTACGTTCTTGTACTTTATTATTGTATGTAGTTCCATATTGTCTATTTTATCTTGTTAGCATTAGTTGTAAAAAGTCTATGTTACCTCCCATTGGTTTAGGTGTGTTATAGAATGCAATCTTGTCATTACCATCTTGATACACAGTAGTAAATGCAAAGTTGCCATAAAATGCTGAAGTACTACCTGAACCTTGTTTAGGGCCACCAATTGCTTCAATCATTCCACTTTGCAAGTCTATTCTAAAACATGGTCTTTGCGATGTTGTAGATGTACTATTAGCTAATGAAAAATAATAGGCATATTTACCACTTTGCGTATGTGGATTATAAGCAAAGTATCCATAGTCATTGTTCATAGTCCATACATTATACCCTGTACTTAAGTTAAGAGGTGCTAAAGTATTAGTCCATGTTCCTGTTGCAGCACCTGTGATGTCAAACAAATCATAGTTTGTTGTACTTCTTATAGAGTATATTTGACAAGGTTTTATAACTCCATTAGAATCATAAGGTGTTCCAAATTGAGCCCATGTAATACCACCTGACCCCATTGCAGATGTTCTAGCACCCCATGTAGTACCTGCATCCCATGTGTTAGCAGTTCCACCACAATAGTTAGTAATCTTGTAGTTGTATGTAACCGTTGCACCACCCATAAAACCTATTAAGTTATCAGTACAATTCTCTATTACAAACTTACAAGTAGCAGAAGGTGTTACAGTCCAAGTAGCAACCGTATAAACATTTCCTGTATTAGCTGTGATTAATCTACGTTGCCCTACTGCTGTCGGTATTGCAGTATCTTCTACTATTCTTATTTGGAAGTTTCTAAAGTAGTTATTTTTTACTAACACATCTCCTCCACTAGTTTGACCTGTTATAGACGTTGCAGATATTGCCGTTGCAGTTAAACACTTTTTTACAAAATCCCCTGCTGTATCGTAAGTTGCAGTACCTACTACATAACCTTCACCTACATTCCTATCACTAGGTACATACTGTTCATCCATACTTATTAGTTGGTTGTGTGTAGCGGCTACTGTTGCAATTAAGTTAGTTGTACTTAAACTACTAAATGAGTTAGTAAGTAAATCGTATCTTCTAAACTGATTGGCTGCTAATGCACCATTATTTAAAAATACAACTGAACCGCTTAAAAACTCGTATCTATCACCTGAAACTGGAGTAAAACTTAAAGGTTTATCTAAGTAAATAGTTGGTGTAGTGCCTGATGTATTAGCTATTACTCTACGTTCTTCTATCTTACCACTACTACCTGTAGCATTTCCAATTACTCTAACAATGAAACCTTTACCATCTCCTCTATTTGCCAACTGATTAGCATTTACAGATGCTGGTAGTGCAGTAGTTAGTGCAAATGATGAAGTGGTTGCACTTGCTGCTATTGTTCCTGTTGGTGATAAGCTAGGACAAAACGTAGCTGTTGCACCTGACGAAAAAGTACCACCCATACCCATAGCCGAATTAATATGAAACCATGCGTCATTTTTTATGTGATAAGCACTAAGTTGATTAGTAAATCCTTGCATATAAAATAGTGGATGTGCGTAGTCTCTATTTCTGTAATCATCTGCAATAACTATACCGTTTGCGTTTGCAAAAGTGGCATTACTAGTAGTTATCATTTGGCTAAGACTACGCCACTCCATTAAGTCTAAGATGTCTTTGTGATTAATTGTCATAATTATGCGATTGTGTTTTTTCTAAAGTTATTAAAGTTATCTCTCATTTGGATATGTATAGTAAAAGGTACAAACTGGTCGTTTTGACTTCCATAATATGTTAGTTGTGTAACAGTTGATACGGAAGTAGGTATTACAGAATTGCTATCATTTCTTACCATCACATTTTTACCTTGAATAGTATCGTTCTCTATTCTTCTCAACATAGATAAATCTCTCCTAGTTATTAAGCTATCTATCTCACTTAGTGTTACACCTTGTGGTGCTTCACTCCAATAGAATATCTGTAAGTTGTCAGTATCTTCAAAACCTACTACATTTGTGTTATAGTCTAACAATAATCTGTTATCTGATGTTACTTCTCCACCTTTTGTGGGGTCGTTAAACTGATAGATAATAGTGTTGTTAGTTACATCAGTTACCATAAGTAACCCATCTAGTGAGCATTTAAACCCACTAAATGTGATAGTCCTATTTTGGTAATCAAAGGTGTAACCACCTAAATCTCTGCCTATTAATACTTTTGCCATGTTCTTTTTATTTAGCCTAGTGCGATTGCGTATGCTATTGCGTCATTTGTAGTTACTCCTCCACCACCGCCACCACTTGCGCTTATCACGTAAGGAGATGCAGTAGTACCACTTCCTGTTATTGTTACATTTGTGCCCTGCGAAATTAAGGCATTTATGTTAGAAATGTAACCACTTGGATTAGTTGCATCATATTTTAGTCCAATTGCTGTTGCCTGAGCTGTGCTTACTGGCTTATTAGCATCAGATGTATTATCTACGTTACTAAGTCCTACAAAAGTTTTATCTATAGTTTTATTCTTCCAAAGAGAAGAAGAACTTTCGTAAACTAAAGCTTGATTGTTAGTTGGAGTATTTGTAAGTACGTCTACATCATGTATCTCTTTTAGTTCAAATCCGTTTTGCACCTTTACAAATATTTCTCCATTGCTAGAGTTTACACGAGTTACTACTCCGATAAAAACTAAGTGAGCTGGAGCGTAAGGTTTATTAACTAAACCATAGATTAAGTCACCGTTAGTTCCAAGCCAAACTGGATCTCCAACAACTGCAGTAGATGTATTTAACCCAGTAAGTAATCCTTCTGTAACTACGTTTACTAGTGCATTTGTACTTCCGCCTGTCTCAAGTAAACCCATTGTCTTACTACTAGTGGCTTCACTAGTATTACTAGCTTTGCTAACAATCATGTTAGTACCATCAGCAGATGATACATACACTGCTTGCCCTTTAGCAATAGCTAAACCTAATTTTACCTTATGCTTTATTGTCGATGTAAAAGACGCTGCAGGTGCTTCATCAATCCACTGAGTGTTATAGTTAGTAGAGTCTATTTTAGAAAGTATTTGTCCAGCAGTTCCTCCTATTGGGACACCTTGAGCAGATGTACTAGCAATGTTTCCATTTAACTTTTGGATAGCACTTAGTATCGTGTCTGCTGAAGTCACCGTACCTGCTCCACTTACGTAGCCAGTTAATACTTTTCCTATTACTGCTGATGTAAGTAAAGAAGGATTTGGGTAAGTTCCACTTAATTCTCCACCTGCAGTTATACTACTTATGTTAGAGATATATCCACTAGGGTTAGTAGCGTCGTACTTTAAAGCTAATGCTGATGCAGTAGCAGTACTAATAGGTTTGTTTAAGTCACTAGTATCATCTACGTTACCTAGACCAACTTGTGATTTAGTTGTACTATGAGGATTACTAGTGTTAGATAGATGCGCTAATATGTTTGCACCATTAGTACTAACCCAACTTACTACAGAGTCATAAGAATTCTTTAAAGCTGTAGTAAAGATTTCAGTAATAGAAGTTAGTTTAGTTTTTTCTGCTGGCGCCATTAGTCCTGCATTAGTTCCTGAAGCAAGAGGCAACGTAGCATCTGCTCCTGTGCTACTAGTTACTATTCCATTTGTAGGAGAAGGAGTGTAGCCTAAATCAGTAAAAGTATTCCCTGCGTTTATGATAGCTTGATTTACACTACGTTTATTCATAGCGTCCATGTCATCTACGGCATCCATCATGTTCTTGATAGGATTGCCTAACATGTCAAAACCATGCGGGGTCTTTTTTAGTGTATCTGACATTACTTATCTATCTCAACTTTACCAGATTGAGCAGGGTTAAATTGTATAGTGATATGGTCTGGATCTGTTGCAGTGATTACTCCTGAAATCTCTACTCCATTTAAGTCGTAGATAGTAACAATTGGAGTAAGCGTCTTAAGATTATGTTCAATAGTAAGACTTGTTTTGTTATAGAACATAAAGATTTTAGGACTGCCCATTATCTCTGTAACTAATTCATTAGCTGTAGGAGTTGTGTCTATGCCTGTGCTGTCTGTCTCGAAGTATCTTTCGTAGTAGTTTGCAGGAGGTATAAAGCGAGTCATTGCTTGAAGTTGTGCTTCTCTCATATCTACAGTAGGATATGTAATCTCGTTCATAGCTCTAGCACCATAAAGTTCAAATCTTCCTAATAGTTCAGTCTCTCTATAAACTTTATCTTGGTAACCTGCTCCAATCATCTTCATTCTCACGTAGTAGTATAAAGCTTCTTTGTAGTTCTGGTTATCTGGAATAAGTGGAAGTCCGTTCTCGTCTAAAGGTCTTTGTAAGTAGTATATTCTTAAGTATCCTTCTTGAATGTTTGTAGTCAAATAGTCCATTTCTATTTTATACCAGTCTGAAGTATTCTGAGGAGTACTAGGGATGTTATTAGTGTTGTTTTGTTGTGCTGGCATAAAGTTGCCTGTCACAGGATTAATACCACCTAGTACAGATGAGTTTACACCTGCTATCTTATAGAGATTAGCTAAACTGCCTGTCGCGTAGTGTTTAGCACTTGTTGAACTACGTAGTCTATTTCCTTTGTACTCTATTGCTTTAATAGAGATTAAGCCACAAGGAAGTTTTACTTTATGAAAGTCTATTAAACAGTCTGCATATTGTTCTGAACAAACTGTATTTGTATGAAGAAGACTCATAGCTTCAGGAATCCACTCTACCATATCTTCTATGTACGTGGCATCGTAAAGTCTTGTGTTTCTAATTACACTGGCTATTACCTCATCTATGGAGCAGGTCTTGTAAATCATTTGTGGTCTTTTTTGTTTTTAAAGTAAGGGTATCTATAGCGTAGTGCTTTATTCTCAGTTAAGGCTTTATCTAGCATTTGATTGAAGCCTTTTCCATTCCTTAGGTTCTTAGTAGGCTTAAACTCGTATAGGGCTTTGTTGGCTACTATAGCAGGTTTATACCATGATATCCTACACCAGTCATCTGAAGTGTAGTAGATTATTTTAGCACGTTTAAAACTACCATCTTCTTGTTCTACTAAAGGTTGTTGACTTGTAGCTTTAAAGTTAACTGCTTTGTTCTTAAAGTTCCTTTCTACTCTACGTGCATAAATCTTTCCTAGATGTCCAAACATATTAATAGACTTTCCTTGTATGATTTCTTCTTTAGCTCTTTCAAAGTAAAGTCGAATTACTTCTGAGAAAGTCCCATAGTCTAGTACGTTTAAGACACAAAGTTTTCCTTTAGCATCTGTGTACTTTCTATAAAGATTATAAGCAGGCATACCATGTTTAGCTCTGCCCCACCACTCTGGGTTTTGACTAAGCAACTTCATGGAATAAGCATTCCAGATGTCTTTAATATGATATGTCTGTGTTCCTTTTTTCATTATTGTTTGATGTCAGTTAAAGCGTTAGGAGATACACTTACTTCAGGAGCTATTCCTCCTCCCTTTAAATCTGCTTCTACCTTTTCTATGCATAGTTGAAGTATCTCATCTTTACAAGGATAAGGGGCATCCCAGAAATCACATGTAGGTTCTGTCTCACAAGTATATGCGTAAATACTATAAGGGTCATTAAAGATAGCATCTACTCTTACCATAGGTAAGTCAGGATACTCATGTACTACTATTTTATTGTTTAACCAAGTAAACAAGACTTTGTTTTTAGAGTACTTACCTTTTTTAGCGTATCTCATAGTCCCAGGAGAAGTATAAGAAAATGCTAGTTGTCCATCAACAGAACCAACGTAGTCAAATACAACATTGTTCGCTCTGATGACTTCTATTGGTGCAGACATTGCTACGTCACAAAGTTGTGGTAAGCAGTTCATCTCTTTAGACTTTTCTAAAGGAAGAAATAAAGTCTGCATAAAAAATCTTCTTTCTTGAGGAGTCTTTTCTAAAGTCTGTCTAGTGAAGCGTTCTCTATAAATCTTTATTCTTTCCATTACGCTAAGTTTGAAAGGAAGATCAAAAGTCTTATTAAACTTTTCTGCTATTAAAGTTGATATTTCGTTTGGTGTCATGACTCTACAAAATTAAGTAAAAAAAGCTTCCCTTTTACGAGAAGCTTTTTTAATTTATGCTAAGGAAGAAAAGCTTATGCGAATAAAGCAGCCAAAGCAGCACCAGTACCTGCAGTACAAGCTACTATGATTGTTTTTCTATACTCTTGTTGATGCATAGGAGTTGGACTAGCTTCAAAGTCTAAAACTTCAAAAGTTACTAAGTCAAATGTGCTTGAAGAAGTTACAAATGAAGGTAAACTTACAGTACCGTAATCAGAACCATTAGTTAAACCACCGTCATTGCTATATTGCATTACACCTCTACGAGTGTTAAACTCAGTAAATAAGTCAACTACTTGCTCATAAGTACCGTTACCTTGAAAAGGAGTAGTACTTACTAAATAAGTGTAAACAACTGGAGAAGGATCAGGGTTTGCTTTACTTACGTTACTTACTACAGCTAACTTGAAAGTACGTCTGTAATCTGTACTAGTAATAACAGCACCTGCAGTTAATGCAGAAGCACTAAAGAATTCACCTTCTTTTTTAGCATTGATACGTGCTACGATAGCTGTCCAAGCTGCGGTTTCACCTGCTGCTAAAGACTCTGTGTAATCCCACGTAGGTAATGGAATAGAACCTGGAGTTGTTTCAATTACTTTAAATACTAAAGTGTGTGAAGTTACTGCAGTACCTGTTCCACTTACTTGAGCTACTTGAGCTCTTGGAGCAGCATATACTTTGTTAGTAACTTTTACTGAAGTACCGTCAAAACCAGTAGAGGTTTTTAAGTTTCTTACAGAACCAACAATGTTGTCTATGTAAGCTAAGTTAAGACGATTTTTTCTAGTAGCAGCTGCGATAGGAGTAGTAGCAGTGTCTAAAGACACAGAACCGTTGTTATCAGCTTCCGCTTTAAAAATCATTGATACACCAACTGCTAATGCAGAAGATGAAGCAGAGTCGTAACTGTGAGTTACGCCACTTGCTGTTAAGGCGTTACTGAACATTAGTTCAAAAGGTAAGCCTTGTGTGGTCTTGAAGTATGGATTTCTTATTGCCATCGTTTAAGTGTTTAAGTGTTTAAAAGTTTATTTTATCATCTGTTCTTGTTAGTTCCAGTCCTTCCTTATCTCCTATTCTAATCTGTATATATTCTACAGCTAAATCGCAAATAGTTTGATGTGTTTCTTCTGGTAACTCACAATCACTCCCCAAAAGTAGATAGATTGGTTTAGGCCTCCTAATATATTTTCCTAGCACTTTACTTACTGTGAAGTTATCTTGGTGTACTATTAAGTTTTGACGTCTAATTTCAGTAATAGGACTAAGAGATTGTGTCTTATGAAAGGCAGTTTGGTTTATAACTCCTGTGTTCCCATACTCTTGTTGTCTGTTTAATTTATACTTTCCTGTAGTACTTGTTTTAGGATACCTACGTGTTACTCCTATAGACTTTCCAGTAGCTACAGAACCAGTTCCTTGTAAAGTATCTGACGTAGTAGTTATAGAAGTTACGTCTTCAATCATGATAGCATTAGCTTTATACAAACCTTGATACTCTCCAAAGAAAGCCTCAACTCCTTGTTGTCTTAAAGACCATAATAAAGCAGGTAAGTGAAACTGAATATCACTTGTCTTTTGGAAGTTAAAGTTTATAGAACCATTACCATTAAAGAAGTTATTAGCTCCAAGCATATTTTGTATATCAGCAAGGATTGGGTTACTAGGGTTATCTATAGGACTTACTGATATAACACAAGAGTTGTAATAAGGAGCAGGACTAGAAGCATCTATCATCTGCAATTGTTGGAAGATTACTTTTTTCTCTACAGAAGTAAACTCTTTAGGTACTTCACAATGCACCATAGATTGACTTTCTATTAAGTGTAAATAGTCTGGAGGAAGTATTACTTGAACCATACTAGAGTTCATGTATAAAGCAGGTTTCTCAAACTCTTTTTCTAAGTTACGTAGTCTATCTACAGACATTTGGTCTGAGACTAGAGTTCCTGACTTTGCACTAGGACGTAAAAGGTTTTCTACGAAACGTAGTTGCATCTTATTAAGTACCCAGTCTATTTCTGAAGGTTGGAATTTTAAAGTCTTGTTAGCCGCCATCTTTTGTAGGGACTGGTTGACTTCTATGTGCATTTCTTTTACTGTCATGATAAAACTAAAAGTTTCCACAAAGCTAAGAATAATTCCGCAATGTAGAAACTTTTAAGATTTCAGTAGTTTGTTCTGTAGTTCTAATACTACTTTCTTTTTTCTTGAAGTCTATCTTTGTACGCTAATACAACATCTGAATTCTCAGGGTCGTTTAACCAGCATACAACTTCATCTTTACTATTACCTATTAGTTGTTTAGTCTCTGCGTCAATGTATCTCCCAGCTAAGGCGTTTACAATCTTATATAAGACAAGTTTAGTTAGTAAGTATTCTGCTTCAAGCATAGGAGAGTTTACTTTATCAATAAATTCTTGAGGCTTTTTAGCTGATAACTTACGAAGATCTGTTTGCATCTCTGCTTCTTTAGTCTCACCCGCGTAGCGTCTAATATCTTCACCCATCAACACCATGATTTGTTCTACTTTCATAGCGTCGTCTTTCAAGTCTAAGTAAACTTTCATGGCATCATCTTTCAACTTGTTAGTTGCTTTAGCCTTAGAAGCTGCTGCATTCTTGTCAAAGATATAGAACTCAATGATTTGGTCAGAGTCTGCTATTTCTTTTGTTGCTGCTACTTTAGGATTAGCTAATGCATGTCTGTAGCGTATATAATCCATAGGGTCTAAAGGACGGTTCTCTTGTGAAAGAAATCCTTCGTTATCTATAGTAAGTCCTATTTGTAAAGTCCTACCTGTTTGATGCGGAACATCTGTAGATAAGTCATTAAAGAAGTTCTCTACTTGTTTGTGGTAATCACGTTCGCCAGGTAAGGCATCTAAGAAAGGAGCTACTATCAACTCTATCTCAGTAACTGAAAGTCCTTTACCTACTTTACGTGTATCATCCCAAAAAGAACCAATGCTTCTTTTAGAAGTTGAAAAGTAGTCGTCGATTTGTGGGCCTTGCGCTCTAGATAGAAATGAACCTGCTCTGTAGATTGTAATGAACCTACTGTTTTTGTGCTCTTGTGTATGTTTGTCTTTTATCATTATGTGTAGTTATTGTTCAAAGGTAAAGAAGAAAACTAGACTAACAAAAAAAGTCTCACATTTCTGCAAGACTTTTTTTTATTTATGAACAAACTATTGAAGCTATACTATGAAGCTATACACTGCAAATCAAAGCAACGATTAGCTCTACGAATCTGAATACCTACACTAGCTAAACGTACGTAACTAGACTCATCCATATCTGTAGATAAGAACTTGCTACCTTCTAAACCAGTTGTACCACCCATGATTTGTAAACCTTTTGGTACGTTAGTCAAACCTTTTACGATACCATCGATATAAGGACGACCTTTTTGACTTACACGGATAATGTTTGCTTCACCATCTTGCATTGAGTCATCAATGAAGACCATACGATAAGACTCTAAAGGCAAACCTGATTCAGGATGCTTAGGAGAGTTCATCGCTACTGCACCTGTATCAAACATAGAGTTGTACTTGAACTTAATCGTGTAACCGTCAATGTGATAGAAACCAGTGAAGTAACCGCCTAACATTAATTCGTTGTTAGAACCAGTGATAAACTTGTCAGCAGCGCCTTGATAGTTACCTAAGAAGATACCACCTGCTTCACGAATACAACGGTCTAATTCTCTACGAGCACCAGTACCACCCATTAAAGTAATACTCATGTCTTCTGTATCGTTCATACCGAACAATGCATCACCCACTTTGTTTACTAATGTATTCCAGTTTAATTTAGCGTAAGTTGATTTGTTAGTGATTTGCTCTAACACACCAGAACCACGTGTAATAGCCTTACCAGTGAATGCATCTTTCAATGACACTGTACCATCAGCAGAACGGTTATACTTAGAGTACCAGAAATAGTTCTCTTGAGCTTCCATCCATTGCTTTTCCATTTGCCACAAAGCCATATCCATCCAGATATTAGAAGTTTTACCTTCTTGGTTTGTAGCTACTACTTTCATGATTTTCTCAGTAGCATTACCTGCCCAACTGATACCAGTACGTAAGAAACCTAATTGGTTTTTGAACATACCTGGAGCAACCATGTTAGATTCAGTAGTACGAGATTGAGACTCTGCAACTTGAGAGTTAATCATTACCCACGTAGAACCTACAGCGCACTCAGCGATTGGTAAAAAGTCTGTTGGACCAGCTGGATCTAATACACACTTATAACGGAAACCGTTAATTACTGGGTCTGGATCACCAACTACGTAAGCTTGATACTGATTTTGAGATTGGATAATGTAGTAACGTTTAATCCAATTGTCAGCAAATGTTAAATAGAACTCTCCGTTTTGGATACCAGGTTTATCAGAACCTGAGTAAGGAGTTTCAGAAATAGTTGAAACCTTGATTTGGTGACCCATAACTGGATAGTTATATTGCACATCTTGGATTTCCTTCGTTGTTCCTTTCATACCGTAAGCGCTACCGCCTAAAGTCATTGTAGTTAAAGGATAACGGTTAGATTTTGAACCTATCAAATAAGTAATCTTGTCTGTTAGGTTTTCAGGACCACCTTGTCTTTGGTGATAAAAGTTTTGCTCGTCTAACATACTTTTACTATCATAGATAGTTTCTTGTAGTTTAAACTGCATGCCTGGATAAATACTGCTTGCCATTTTATATTCTTTTTAAAGTTTAAAGTTGAGACAAAGGTACTTCATTAGTATCTACATTAGTACGTCCTGTAGCACCATTATTTTTAGATTTGTCTTGACCTACACGATACTTCAAAGTCTGTACAGTTTGTGTTTTAGCTTTTCTTTCAACTAAAGACTTTAAATCTCCTTTAGAGTAATTAAAGTATAAAGCTTCTAATACAGACTTCATCTCGTTAGGGTTCTTACCAATAGGTTGTACTACGTAGAAACCAGTATCGTCGCTTCTTAGCGTCTGTCCTACAAAGTCTAAAAATCCTTGCTTCTTATTATCAGGAATGATAAACTTTAAGTCTTGCATTGCTTCTCCGATATTTCTAAACGTATTCTGTTCTTCTATCTTAATAGCCGCTTCTCTTTCTGCTGCTTGTCTTCTCATATCTTCAATAGCTCTTTTGTTTTCTTCTTGAGCATTGTTGAATATGCGTAAAGCCTCATTCTCTAACTTGTTGTCTTTAATGTACGCTTCTACTGTTGCCTTGGCTACTGCTTCAGGTACGCCTCTGCGCATTAAGTCTTCTTGAACTAATGCCTCTTGTGTATTAACAGAAGAAGTTATTTGGTCCGCTGTTGAAGGGATACCTATACCATTCTCTCTAAAGAAATCTGTAGGGTTTCCTCCTTGTTGTAAATGAAGAAAGTATCTGTAAGCTTCAGGGTAAGCATCTTCTAAGTTTTTATCAAACTCGTCTAAAGCTTGTTGACGTATAGCTGTCTCACGAATAGCCGCCCCTTCTGGTGTCAGTGGGTCTAAACCTCCGTAATCTACTTCTACGTTTAATCCTGTGATAGCCTGTACTCTTTCAAAGAAAGCATTTACATCGGCTTCATCTTCTTCCCCTTCAGAAGAATTCTCTTCTTCTTTTACTACGTTACCTTCTTCGTCTTTCACGTAGCCAGGTAAAGGTTCTCCATTCTCATCTATTCCTTCTGAGACTTCTGTAGTCTTTTCAGTGGTAGTGTCTTGGGGAACCTTTGCAGGGTCTTGGTAATTCATTAAGTCCGCAAAAGGAACTATTACATCATCTGGTGGTGTCCCACCTCCTCCGTCTGCTGCTCCAGCATCGAAGAATCTTCTTGGTTTGTACATATTACTTCTTTTTAGTTGTTTGCTTTGTTTTAGCTAGTTTTAGTTTAGCGTCTAGCTCTTGTTTTCTTTGTTCTCTATCTTTATTCTTTTGCATTCTAGCATCTTCAAACTTCTCTCTTTCTAGTTGATGCTTCTGAACTTCCATAGCATCAGGCTCGTTGTTCATGTTTGAATCACCATCTTTAAAAGTGTAAGTGTTAAAATCTCCGCGAATATACTCAATATCTTCTTTACGATTATATTCTTCGTGCATAAATTCTGTTTTTAGTAAAAGTTCGTACTCCATGTGTTCTTTACGTAACTCTTCCATTTGTTGTTCTTGTTCTCCTTTAGCCTTGTCAGACTGTTGCGCCATCTGTGCTTCTTTCTCTTCTATATTGCGTAGTTCCTGCATAATAGCTGCTACGTTCTCTGCTTGTATGATAGTAGCTACAGTAGAAGCCTTGGCTCCATTCTGTATTAAAGCTTGAATAGATTGTTCTAGTTTATTCTTCTTAGCTATAGCATCTGCAGAAGATTCTACGAATACACCAAAAGAAGATGAACAATAATCTTCAGGGTTAACTTCAAAGATAACCGCTTCACCATCAGGATTGTTCCATAACTTACGTTTACCTTCTAACTCTGTAAACTTAGATAAGTCTAACATACCGTTTAACTCTGTTTCTATAAACTGCTCAAAACTATTAAAGATAGAGTCAGTCATGATAGTAGATTGGAATGTAGCTCTCTCATTTACTCCCACTAAGTCTGAAGCATAAGTCTGTCCTTTACGTTGACGGTTAATACCTAAGATGTCATCCCACTCATTCTTGTAGTGTTGTTGTAGTTCTATTAGTTTAGCAATGTGGTCAAACAATCCCATGTCTAATACTGAATACTGATTCCAAGACTTGTCTACTCCTATTTGGTTTCTGTCCAACAAAGCGTAACCAACTCCTTCTGCATAGTAAAAGAACTTTTCTTCATCCCATCCTTCTTTCTTAGGTATAGCGTTTTGGTCTAATAGCATTATCTTTCCTTTAGACTTAGCTATAGTCATTTCTAACTTGTAAGTAAGAATGATATACATAATAGCATAAGGAAGTCCCATCTCTAATACAGAAATGTTTACAGAGTGTGTGTCTGAAAAGCGTTTACCGTTGTATGGACCTTTAGAAGCAGAGAAGTTGTTCATTACATTTCTCTGGAAACGTACTGGTCTGCATCTTACCCAGTGGGCAGTATCTGTAGTACTATCATCTATTGATGAGTTGTTACCAAGTAACGTAGCTTCATACCATTCAGTTACCCATTCTTCTGTTGCCATTTCTGTAGCTTTGTCTACTACGTAGTCTTCATCTACTTCAAGTTCTTCAGGGGCGCCATCTTCTCCTATTCTAGTTATTATCTTTATCTTCTTATACCCTTTCCACGTAGCATGTATAACAGGTACTGTGTCGTTCTTTACTCTATCTGTAAGTAAGTTGTAGTAAGACTGCGGGTTATGTTGTATTTGTAAAGCTCTGATTACATCCTCAGTTAAGTCTTCATAGTAATCCTTTACTACGTCCGCCACAGTTAGCCATTCTTTGTGCACTACCCATGACCCATCTTCTATGTATGTCTCACGCTCAGACTTAGAGTAGTCTAGATTAAAAGGACTAACTCTTCTGTAAACTAAGGTATCGTTTTCTACAGACTTATAAGTATATACTTCTCCTGCTATCAACCAATCCTTAAACAACTTCATAAAAGTCTCTTTGATTTTATGTTCTGCTATTGCACGAGTTAACCACTTCTGTCCTTTGATAGCTTGTAAGTCTCTGTACTTAGTAGAGTAAGTTTTAGCTACTTCTTCAGGAGTAGGCATGTTCTGTATCTGTTGTTCTATCTCTTGTATAGCTTCCTCTGAACTTGGTTTACCTTCTGGAGTTAATAAACCAGAGGCAATCATCTCTTGTTGAAGAAAAAGTTGCAGTCTTTTAGTAATGTTAGCTTTGTATTGATTAGTAAGTCCTTCTTCGTAATGACTGTAAGCATTAGAAGAAAGATTGTTTACTTGATACACAAAAGGACGTCTAGGATATTCTGAAGCTAACAAGTCTATGTTTGTACGTAAAATAGAAACAGGTCTGATCTTAGCAGGAAATGCTTTGTTCTCTTCTTTCTCAGCAGATAGCGGATTTACTATATGATTAAACCAAGCAGTAGGAAACTGATTGTTGTATACATTATATAACTTAGTCAGTCTATCTGTACTACTTTGTGAGTTGTAACCAAGCGCAAATCTAGACGTACTAATAAAGTACGCAGCGCTTTCTTTAAACCATTTGTTGTTATTTTTAGTCTTTTCGGTCCAACTCACTAACTGATTAGGTGCATTCATAATTCTAAGTTTGTAGCAAAGATAAGAAGTTTACGTAAAGGAAGTGTATTCTTGTGTATTAATAGCTGTACTACCTGTATTACTACTTCCACTAAAGAGTACTCGTTTAAAGAAATTACTTTGTTCTCTGCTAGTGTTTACTGCTTTAATCACGTTTTCTTTTAGTTCAAACATGGCGATAATAGCTGAAGATATACGGTCCGCATTCATAGAGCCACCTTTAATCATCTCACGTAACATTCCTGCTTTATAAAGTCTGTGGGTATTTAAAATGTTGTTACCTTGGTCATCTACTCCACGTATCTCAGTATGCCACTGTTCTAAGTAAGTCATCCCTAAAGTCTTTCTGTCTGTAGTCATGTTCATTAGATAACTTCTGTTCTTTTGTTTTCCTGCTATCTCCTGGTTGTGTAACATCTCTGGTTCAAAGGATAACTTATGTAAGAACCTCTTCTCTTTAGCGTAGTTAATCACACCCGTTCCTCCTCCTGCTATCTCTCCTTGAGCTAAGCAGTTATAGTAGTCACAGAAAGCAAATAGAGTTTCGTAACATCTTTCCAGTCTGTTTGGTCTTCCAGTATACCAGGCAACAGGCATCCCTGTCATAGATTGGTCATACTGATTAGGTTGTTTCCATACTGTAATATCAAAGAGAGAAGTCTTATCTAAAGCATCTTCTTTATAGTAAGGATCGAATACAACAAAGTACATACCTTCAGGAACTTTACCGTTGTTATGTATATAAGGTTTTTCACAGATAGTTACGCATCCTGCTAAGTCTACAAAGTCTTTCTTCTCATCATCTCCTTTTCTAAAGGTATGTGGGTAATGGTTAATTGGTTTAGCCTCAGGGTCTATTACAAACTCTACACCGTTTAAAGCGTAAGGACTAGTAGAGTTACGTACAAACTTTCCATCTCTAAGCATAGACTTAATAGCTTGCGTCGACTCTATATACTTCAATTGCGTAGTACATAAATCTGTGTTGAAACCATTGTCTACAAGTCTATTAAACATCTCAGAAGGTTTGTGCGGATACTCTGCTTTTCTTCTGTCTAGAGACTTAGGGTCCTTAGATAACTTCTTTTTGTTTCTTTCGTAGTTGTCAGACTCTAGTGAGGACACGTAGTCCATGTTACCATCTTTATCTGCATGTACGAAGTTACATCTCCAGCTGGGAATAAAGAACCCACACTCTCCTTGTTGTCCATCTTCGTATACGTCAGGGAAAGCTAGCATATCCCACGCTTCAGGATGATAGAATACATCTTCTAATCCTTCTAGAGAAGTTCCTTCCTCACCACCCGTTCCAAATAGTTTAACTTGTCCTACCCATAAGTCATTATCACGCATAGAACCCATAGTTACCTCTAGTGTCTGCTTAAGATTCTTAAAAGAACCTGCTTCCTCAAATACTACTTTCCTTCCACGTTTACCACGACCTTTGTTTGGGTCATTAATAGTTACGCCCATTATCTCAGACTTAGAGCCCATCTCTTCTCCGCGGTAGTCAATGAAGCTAGCCTTCTGGTGCATAGTAGAATACTTCTTCTGTCTTTGTTGCGCCCAATACGGAATAGTGTTGTTAATCCAATCTAAACCTTCTTGTACTTTGTTTAAGATACCATCTTTAGTAAGATACTCTTCTACAGAAGCAAAGTAGTAAGACTTAGAACCTGGAATAAAGTTAAAGTTGTATACTCCATCTGCAGCTTCCATGTAAGACATACCTGCTCCACGAGTTTTACCACAACACATGTGTTTACCACCTGGAGAAGAGATACCCATGAACTGTCCACCATTCCAAGCTATGTGAGAGAACATGTGCCATTCATACTGCATCTCATGAAACCTAGGGAAGTCTAATATCTTTTCAGACGTACGTTTGGACACTTGTCCTGTTACTTTACTCCTTCTGTCCTCATAAGCTTGTAAACCTACATCATCAGGTACTTTCCACATAGGAAAGAAGTTTAAGTAGAAGTAGTATCTACCTGGAATCCATAAGTCACCAACCTTATATCCGTACTGACATCTCTCTTCTTGTACTCTCCAAAAGTCTAGGTAGTCTTTAGAACCTCTAGGTGCTCTAGTATACCTGCCTCCATTCTTTACGTAACCGATTGCTGCTTCTCTAAAGTATTGTGTGTTTACTAAGTTGTGGAATCCCATTCTTCTATTTTCTTTATTACTTCTTCAAAAGTGTTGTTAACAATATAATCTAATCCTCCAGAGTTTACACAAGCAAAACATAAGTCAGATGTTACGTCTAAATAAGGCATTACGTTATCTATCCTTAGAAAGTAAAAAAGTTTAATGTCTTCTTCTAGTATAGAGTACTCTATTCCTAGTATCCTTTTATCCTCATTCTCTTCTGCTTCCCAAAAGACTTCTAAGTAAATACCTTTCATCGTTTATCTTTATAAGTAGTTAAATCTCTGATTGCTGTAAACTGTGGTGCTTTATCTATCTCAGTTGCGGACTCTTCCCAAGTTTTAACTCCAGGGTCTTCTTGTTTAGTATAGCGTAGTTCCTTATCACCAAGTGTGTGGTTACCTCGGACTACGGCTTGTTTAGTCAAGTCTGCTTCGATCTGTTTCTCTAAGTCTGATAGGTTATCGTATGCTTTCTTAATGAGGGCAACAGTCTCAACGTAAGATTTAGTAGTGGTCAAGAGTTTACCTTGTTTGTCTACGGCATCAAAGTCTACAGTCTCAAAGTACTTGTCCATGGCGTCCAGTCCTTTTAAGGCAGCCCTGTGGGAGCGTAGTGGTCTACATGCTTTCTCTTGTAACTCTTTATATGCTTTTAGTGCAGTCTGTACTGCTTCTAACTTAGCTTCTTCTATTGTAATGCCAGCAAAGCGGATAGCTTCAGCATTCTTTTCGTCTGCTTCGTAGTCCCTTATAGGTGAAGCAAAGTCAGTCATGAAGTAAATGTAAGTCAAGTACTTAACTGCATCTTCCTTATGTCTCTTTACTTTTCCTCCTGCACGTGATCTGAATAACTCAGCAAGTTCAGGTACTATCTTAATCCAAGGTTCGTTTACTACGACCTCGTTATTCTCCATTGTTAATAGTTTCATCTCTTCTTAGTTTGTGTCTTATTTGTTCTACTCTAGTTACAGTTTTAGGTTTAATCTTAAACTTACCAAAGTTAGGAATCATCACAGACTCATAAGCTCCACGCTTAATAATATCAGCAGTAAACTGTCCTACAAACTTAACCATCTCATCTACCATAGAGGGAGATACCTTTAGTTTATCAGCAACTTCAGCATAGAGAGTTTCGTTAGCAACTTCTAGAGTCTGTACTTTGATATTGTTTCCTAGAATAATACTCATAGGACAAAGGTAGAGAAAGTTCTAAGAAAAAAAAATATATATAAGAAAAGGTGTGAGTGTCTGGGGTTGAGTAGCAGATAGGTCTAACATCCCCCATGCAATTTGGGTATGGAAAGTACCGTAGGGTTTGAAAACTCTACTCCAACTTCGGGCGAAATGCTGTGGTTGTCACTTTCACTACTATCTAGTCTACATCATCAAGTGTGTAGAGAGATTGCAGTTGACTCACATTGAGTTGACACTAGACGACTTCAACAGTCCACAACAAACCTTGAGATCTACGATGAGAAACATCAATCTAACAATCAGCAACGTGACTACTACTAATGCAGGCGATATCGCTATCGTTACTAACAGTTGCAAAGAGAACGCTAAAGGTTCTTGGGTATTAACTCCTAAGCAAGCTACACGTTTATTGGCTAGCGCAGGTTTAACTCTTGCTACTAAGCATGAACTTGCAGGCGGTACATTGACTGTAAAAGGTCAAGACGTTAAGGCAGGTGATACTTGGACTAACGAGCAAAGCGGTGAAACAGGTTTCTACGAGAAAGACCATTTCCGTAACCAAATCAGTGACATGACTATCGAGTTAACACCTCAAGCAGCTATGCGCGTAAGTGTAAGCAAAGAGATTGCTAACCAAATGGCAGTTATGTTCGGCTTCGGTACTCAAGCACCTGCACAAAGCCTAAGCTCTATTCCTGCAACAGCTATCGCTGAAGACGTGAGAGTAGGCGAAAGCATCACTACAGAAGAGACAGCTAAGGCTTAATCTCTGTACTCGACTACGTCGGGACTAACACAGTCGGCATTCCTACGGGAGTGTCGGCTGTCTTTTTGTTGGATTGAAACTGGTAGCATTTTGCGTAGGATTTAGTTTACTAGATTTTTGCTGAACATTTCTATTTCTCCTTCAGAGAGTAATGGAGTATATTCTTTTACAGTCTTGTAACTAGTAATATGTCCAGGCAATACTTTCTTCACATCTTGGAGCATTTTAGCTGTTGAGTATATGACAGAGATAGTATCTCCTCTACGTATATACTTAGGATTGACTAAGTAGACATTGGTAGTTTCGGTCTTGATGAGAACATTCTTCTCTATAAGGCTCCTAATCGCTCTTCTATTAGCCGAGTTAGTTTTAACAATGTCAGTGCAACTCCATAAAGCGCATTGGTACTTTAGCTCAGAGCCTATGCGTCCTATCATATACCACTCATGAGGAGTGCATTGGGCCCATAGTTCAGAAGCATTCATGTAGAAGTCCTCAGTAGTGATTAGCTTCTCTACTTCAGTAGACTCTGTACGAAAGGTCATGCCTTCCATGAATGTACGCTTCATCTTATGAGAAATAGCGTTAGTTTTGAATAGTATGTCCAGTAATGCGACATAAGTGGGCGAATATCTAGGTAAACTCATAGCGCAAAAGTACAGAACTACGTTGAAACTGCCAAATCTTTTCTAAACTTTCTCCGCCCGATGCAGGCTTTTTTCTTCTTTAAACGCCCGAATCGGGCAGTAGAATTTCCAGCAAACCTGCGTCAATACTGACTTCCTAAAAATTCCCTCTTAGAGTAGTCAGATTGGGGCTGTCTCTTGCGCTAACGCGCAGCACTCCACAAACCCTTCCTCACCTCCTCAGACCCTCTCTTAGACCTAACCTCACTCCTTACTTAATTCTGTACAGTTTCCACCACTACTACACCTCCTCCTCAACCCTATTTTAGCCACTAAACTGCTACCCTGAACCACACCTACAGACCTAACTTTTTACCTGACTTGAGCTTATTAGCCCTAAAGTCTCACCTATATAACGTAAAATCACAACTAAAAGACTGGCTTACTTTACAAGCTGATATACTATGATTGATACACTATTACAGTACTTTACAGCTCCTTTGCCTCGCTTTAAACCAGAAGATGAGTATTTCCTAGCTTATTCCTCAGATACCTTAGTTATCATAGAAGGTAACAGAATAGTTGAAGAGATTGTTAAGGGTAAAGACAACAATGCTACCTTATGTAGTACTAATAACCTTGATGAGTTCTTAGATGCTATACTAATCCTAAAGGAAAGATTACAACCTTAATTTCAGACAGTCCAGAACATCAACGACTTTAAACTTATACGTGCAGAAATGTACGACATGTAGCTGCCTTGAACAAGCAGGAACTAGTTCTCATAATACTAGTTTTTGTCTACATGAATGAGTGTTCAGCTTGACCTTAACTTCTTTACTAGATAATATGCATTAGGTTTAGAAGAAAGGTGCTAAAACCTTAAAGACTGGTCAACTATACTGACTATTATAAATATGCGTACAGAACAAAAAGAAAACTTTATCTTCCTAGCTTTTGTGCTAGTGACAATGCTAGTGTTAGCTTTTATCCTAGCTCCAGACAGAACTAAACTTCCACAACCTACAGTATCTACGCCACAGATTTCAGACTCTACACTAAACCCTGAAGATAAGCTTATAGCTAAAGGTACTTGGTTGTGTGGAGACAGTAATGACACCTTAATCTTTACTAACAACAACCACAATGCTATGCAGTTACTTAAAGAAAACTGGAAAATAGTACAAGAAGATGGCCAAGTAATATGGTTAAGCAGACCACAACCTTATACAAGATTAGACTAGGCTTTTAAACATGATGCAGTTATACAGATACAGTGAAGTCTTAGAACTTTATTACAAAGCTAAGACTCACATGCACAGGACTAAGAAAGTTCCTGATTTCCTAAAAGCTAGTCCATATTGGCAAAGAGAGTTTGCTCCTACACTACGTTACGTAGGTAGTCCTGACTTAACTGTTGCAGGATGTCAAGTAGTAGAGATGGAAGCAGAGTACAAGTTGTACAGCACATTGTGCAAACGAATCCAAGTACTCAGTAAAGAGTACGATTTATTAACCCTTTAACTTAAAAGCGTAGTTCCCTTAAAGAACCTAAATAACTATGGTAGTTTTAAACATCAACAACAAAAAGACAGTAGCTCATTTGATAGTAGCAACTGCAAAGTATGTAATAGTAGAGATAAAAGGCTTAAGAAAGTCTTTTACTACTGCTGAATTTTATGACGCTTGTCGTTAAACCTTCACCCTTCCTGGACATGAAGTCAAACTGTCCATTTTTACATGACTTTAACAGCATTACGAAAAGAACTTTACTTTAAAGCCTACGTTTCCTCTGATTGCGGTAAAGAAGCTGCTAGAAAACTAGGCATTAGTGAAGATACCTTTAATAAAAACAAGTATAAGCAACTAGTAAATCCTTTTACTCCTTTGGTAACTCTCTACAAGAAATGGCTGAGACACCCTCAAAGAATAAGGGGAGATGCTAACTGCGGACTAATAGTCTGGTATACAGAGAATTGTGGTATAGCTACAGATGCTATGAAAACACACTTTAAGCCAAGATTTTGTCATGGTCCAATCGCTAGTCCTTATATTAGCAGAGAACAGTCTCTTCTTATACTTAAGACTAGACTACAATTTATTTACACTTTAAAGACTGACTCCCTATACGAGTTATAACTATTATGTACTACGTACAACTAACAAACGGGATTGAAATAATCTCAGACAAGCCTTTTGATTACGCACCAGATGGTACTCTTATGAAAGGTAACGCTATGTTTTGGAAAGGTAATGAGCCTGTCCAATATCTTAGTTTTAAAAAGGACAATGTACTTTTGTCTTGGGCTACAGGTATAAAAGAAATTAACGACTTCCCTGAAGCGATTCGTGAAGAAGAGGTCAAAGAAATTGTCAAAGAAAATTCTTTGTTCCCTTCTAGTACTAATGGATGGAGTCACGTAAGTCCTAATCCTGGTGAAAAATTCCTCTTTTATAAATCTACTAAAGACGTAGATTGGAAAGGACACAAACTAGAAGATTATAAGCATGATCCTAATGTAGCTTATTATTGTAGTATCAGACTGTTTAATAATCCATATAGAGACAAACATGGACTTCCACCTATTACAAATGAAGATAAGAAAAAGTATACTCCTTACGCAGATATGCCAGCAGACTATGCAAAGAATACTACAGTAAAGTATGCTAAAGCTCCTGTCATTAAAGACCACAACTTTCCTTTCTAATGGGAAGACCACGTTTAGATGATACTACAGTATCAATCTGTACAGAACTAAGGAAGAATCAAGAAGGTAGAAAATTCTACTCTCATTCTTCTTGGTTTGATGAATGTGACTACTACTCTGTTGTTTACAAACAAGAAGATCAGCAGTTACTCATCAAAAAACACAGATTAGACATACCAAGATCTGCAAAAAAGATTTGTAGGTCTGTCAGCTGTTCTAGTTTGTACATAGCGCATTGCGTAGTACCTGTAGGACGGTATGAAATTGAAGGTGACGAGGACACCCTAATCCTTGATATAACAAACAACTTAAAAGCTTAGTCTGCTATATGGACTACAAAATATATGAAAGCAACCACACTTGCGCTTAGTCGCATCGGATCACTAGCAGTTTTACTGTTATCTTTTATCTTAATCGCAGAAGCTATTACTTTTTGCTGTACTGGAACTATTAGTACAATAGGGCCTACTACTATGTGTGTTCTAATATCTTTAACTTTAATCTCTGATTGGGGAGCTAGAGAAGTTATTCGTGATAAGGCTAAAGAAAGAAAAGAAGTTAATACTTCACCACTTAAAGAAAAAGAGATAACTTACATACCAACAAACCCAATAGACAGATTATAAATGAAGTTAAGCAATAGTCATAAAAAACAGATAAAGGTGTTAGCAGGTAGATTGCCTGCTAATGCTATTTCTGCTCGTGGGAGAGAAATAGAAGTTTTAGACTCTAAAGGAGAAACAATAGGAAATCATGTTATAAATCATGAACGTAGGATGAGAAAAGCCTACGAAACACACGGTGAGTCAGGTTATTTAATCTACTACGCTGGCTTCATTAAACCTAGTCCACACAAACTAGAAGTTTGGCAGTTAATTAGCCAACTAACTGGTTTATTATTACCAGCTGAATTTGTTCAAGCTATAAAAGGAGAGACCCCTACAGAGTCTGAAAAAGAAAATGCAGAAATACAGGAATTATCAGATGGAAACGCATCTGAATAGAGAAGTGACAAACCAAGCAGAGTTCTTAGAACTTGCTAAGGAGCTTAAAGATGATATAGATAGTTTATATACTTTATTACGTGATACAGATGACGTAGATTTACGTAAACAACTTAGAGAAGAACTAACTAATGCAAAGACACTTCAAGGTGGTCTTTTGTTTTTAGCTAGAAGAGTTTCTAAATATCAGCAAAGATTTAAACATACTTTCTTCAAAGTGTCTAAACAGTGGGTACCACAACCATTGTTACAAGAGTTGATTAAAGAGTCTAAACGTAGGTTATGTACTGCTTAGCTGCTTTGGTTGCAGGAGTATTATTAGGAGTTGTGGTAACTATATATATAATAACTAAAGTGCTAACCATTATAAACGAAGATTCGTTTGAGAGAGATTAAAGAACCCATACTTGTTATAGAGTCGACCATTACTGCTTCAATGTCGTTAAACGTAGAAGAGATTTAAACTACCATTCTTATTTCCAAAGGATAAGCAGCAAGAAGCTGAGTAGTGATGGGATCAACCTTAAAGGCTGGAAGACCTTAATCTTCCATATTTATTTATGAATACAAGACATTTTGTAGGAGCTGTACTTTTCTTAGCTATGCTAGGATTATCAGTTTCTACTACTTACAAGTCATGGATAGAACCAGACTTAGTAGAGCAAGAGTCTACGTACGGTAGTAAAGACTACCCAAATTATAAGCAAGCAGATTCCTTGTTAGGAATGGAAGCTAGAGGAACTAAAGAATGGTTAAACATAGCTAAAAAGTAAAGTATGATATTAGAAACATTATATAAAAGAAGTAAGACTGGTAAAATAGTCTACTATAAAGTAGAAGTAACAGAATACGCTAACAACTTTGTAATTAGAAAAGAGTCAGGACAGTTAGAAACGCAAAATCCTATAGTACACGAAGAAGAAGTGTATCAAGGTAAAAACATTGGGAAGTCTAATGAGACTACGCCACAACAACAAGCAGAAAGTCAAGCTCAGTCTGATTGGTTAGCTAAAAAAGACACTGGCTATAAATCTTTAGCAGACTTAGGTATAGGACATCAAAACGGAGGGGTACATCATGGAGTTTTTACTATTCATGGGGTAGTTCAAGTTCCAGCTTTAAGTTTTGAAGAAATACTTAATAAAACTTTACCTAAAGAAAACACCGACAGTGCAGGAAATACAAAGCCTATGCTAGCTACTGATTGGGCTAAAGTAAAATCTATTCCTTATCCAGTCTTTGTACAGCCTAAACTAGATGGCGTA